CATCTGCGCCACAAACTGCTCGTACCAAGACTGGTCTGGCTCTGGGATTCCGCCGCCAATCTCCAGCCCATCATGGATGGTATAGGATGCAGGGAGGGTCTTCCAGGTTACACGCTCCCGTGCGCTGTTGGTGCCGGTCGCATATATCATCATCTGGATTGTCCCTGGCTCCTGTGTGGCCTGTGCCGGTACCTGCCAGCACATCCTCACATGGCTGTCCGACTTGGACACGTTGCAGGGTACGCCATCCCCACCCCCATAGACCGTCTGGTAGTGGATGTACAGGTGCTGGGCGGTGAGGTCCAGGCCGTCATCGCACCTGGGCAACTGGAAGCCCACGAACTGGGCATTCTGTTCGCCCCTGACCGATATCTGGTCGTTAAAGTCCGCAATGCGCTTGTTGGTGACCGGGACATACTCCGGCTCCACGTACAGCGTATATGACGGGTAGTTATTATCCTTGGTCCAGGTCTCGTCACCGTCTGCATAAGCCTGTCTTGCCAGTATCTCATCTACCGTTGCCATGCCTGTCCGCTCCCCCTCTCCTGCTTAATTGTAATCAGGTTGGTGGTAATCCTCTGGCCATTCTCACGCTGGCCAACCACCCCGATTTTAAATGTGTCATAGGCCGTGATTTCATCCGGCACAATGCAGGCGCCATCCTTAATCAGCCTGCCAACCTCCTGGGACCGTAAGTATGGATAGAATGCCGCCACCCGGACAGTCCCGTCCCAGTCCTGCCCAAACTCAAATGCCGCCTGAAGGTAGCCCGATGTGCCTGCAATTATGTTGCTAAAATCACAGCCAGGAGCCCTTATCAGCTCCTGGCCAGATACTTTAAACCTTAATGTCCTCATAGCATAGCCTTTCTGCCGTTGCGATATCGCAATTACTCCTTTTCGTCGTCTACTCCATTATTGTTACGGTCACTTGGGCCTCCTACACCGCTCTGGTGCTTACCCGGATGCGGCGTGTCTGTTGGTGCATCATACAGGTATGGGGTGGGCTGTTTTTCCTGCAGGTCTGGCCCGTCTGCCAGGTATCCTCCATTTCCCGGAATATGCGCTGCATTTTTTCCTGTTGATTCTGCCATAATATGTACCTCTCTTTCCTTTTTTGGGTTGATAAGTTAAACCGCCATTACCCTGGCGGCCGGGAGATAGCGGACCACCCCCTTCTATTTCTGTTTACTTTTTTCTGACTGTGTACCAAAGTAAAACCCTACAATCATCGTAAAAATAGTCAAAAATTGCTCCCCGGTAATCTCACCGGCGCAAGTAAGGCCGATGAATCCACCTGTCAAAGCTAACGTCATAATGGATTTAACATCAATCAGTTTTGCAATCTTTTCTTTCATGCCTTATTCCTCTCCTTCCGGCTCTGTTGGAAGAGCCATTATTTCTTCATATAATTTTGTTCCAACCCCATTACCATGAAGGGCGTGGTACTGCTTATACACATCCTCAATAGACTGTTTTACGTATATCGGGCAATAATGTAAATCATCATGATACTTATTATATACTCTGATGATTTCTGCCCGGAGCAAAGCGCGTACTCCATTCCTGCTGGCCATAACTTGGCTATACAGATATGCTATGACCGGGACAAATGCGCTACACACCCATCCCGGCCATGAATTTTTAACGTATTCAAATAGCTCCATCTCTTATCCTCTTACAATAATTTATAGGGTAGCTTTTTCTTTCCAAACCACCAGCAACGAAACTGCCTGACATCACTGTTTTTCGGAAAGAATCTCCTGCTTCTGCGTTTCTGTAATCCAACCTTTAATAACGGCATTTGCCAATCCAACTGCCGTCAGTTTCCCGGAAACATACAATCTTTTTAATCTTTCAAACATCTTTTATTCCTCCAGATTTGTCACTAATAATGCGTCAACAGTTGCGTTTAATTCAGAAATCTGCGCCTTGGCTTCATCCAATTCCGCCCGGACATCTCCTGTTGCCAACTCAATAATCACCACAGTAGCGGTCACATCTTTATATTCGGCAACAGCATTTTCATCAAGGTCACCTTTATCAACCACCTCTCTTCCAACCACGTAATTCTTCTGTTTTTTGCATCCGGTCTGGTACTTATATCCCTTCTTGATGTCCATCTCTTCTCCAGAAGCATCAAGGATGGTGACAGTCGCAATGTTTTCTGCCACCTCAGTTTCACTATCCACCGCCGACAATGTTTTGTCTCCCAGGAGAGCAATAATCGTCAGTTTACTTCTATCCGTGTTTTCCCGGAGACCTCCTGGGACAATCTCGTAGATACTTCCATTGGCTAATTTAGCCTTTTCATAGTTGTTCATAATGTATTTTTTCTCCTTTCTATGCATAAAAATAAGACCCGGAAAAGGTCCATAAATAAGTGATTTCGATTTTAAAATATTTAAAGTAGCAATTTAGCGAACAAGAATATTATCGGGACCTATAATATTCCTAATATTACAGGCGTTTCAACATCGCCGAAGAATATCGCAGGCGGATATCATAATGTGGCGAAATATAGTAATGGACAATGTATGTATTCTGCCCTAGTATATGTCTATACATCGGCTATCTCTAACTCCGTCATTGGAACCATATCCAGCCAATATGCCCCAAAGCAGGATATCAGCGCCTATGTATATGATTTTGCAGGAAAACGCTTCCTCATGATATTAATATCGCCAGATGGGACAATAAAACTGCTGACGTTGGAAGGGACAGCAATACCGGAATCTGCGGTTAAAGTAAGGGGAAGTATCGTGTTTTGATAAATAATCATTTAATAGCGATTACAAGACCCGAAAGACTTATGTTTGCTGTGCCTGTTGCTTGGTTATTACCTTTAATATGTACTTGTCCGTTTTGCCATATACAAGTGCTTATGTTTATTTTAGTACTGTTATCTCCAGAGATATCAGATAATACAGAAAATACCCATCTATACGCAGATGTCTCAATGTCCACGGGTATATTGGCAAAAAAATCATCTCCGGCAACAATAGGAATACTCGATTTAGAATAAGTCATCACAGTTATTTTGGATGCTAAATTGCTATTTAAATTATTTGCCGCTTCCGTCAAATTAGCTCCGGCGGTCAACTGTGTTCCCATTCCAATCCGCTCAACCAGTGTATGAATATACGCCGCAGTCGGAATCTTGCTAGAATCATTTGAATCAATGCTGGTAAGCATACTTTTCAATAATGCGTTCTGATTCAAATTCATTGTCGTGGCAATAGCTTTAGACACCTTGCCTAAAATGGTTGCAATTGCTTCTCCAGTGATAATATTCGCCAAATTAGCAGCCTGAGTGAATTCCGTATTGACATCAATTGCGCTATCACTTCCCACCTTAATACTGTTACTTCCTTTTACAATGCCAGTGGTAGATTGGGTAGCCTTTTTTGCACTCATCTTTCCACTGCTGTTAACGGTAGTTGTTGTGCCGTCTGGCATGACAATACCGGCCTTAGAAGCTGTTGCCAGCACTGCGCTTTTGCAGAATAATTTGTAGTTCACGCCATCATCTGTAGGCGTAACACCCTTCACTGTTTTTAGCGTCATGTACGCATCACCCTGATAATGTACAAAGGTCAATTTTTCATATGTTGTACTGGCGGAATAATTCCCACCGTCTGTCACTGCTACTTTTCCTAAATCTGCCATATTACGTCACCTCACTAATCAAATGTTTCTGCATCCCATATAACCGTCCTATCCTTACCAATCCTTACAATCATACTGTCTCCCCACTTCCAATTTGAGAAATAAGATGCCCAGATGAATCTAATGACAGATAAAAATTATTTCCACCAATAGCTAACAGATGTCCATTCCCAATATCCACGTATACATTTGGATAAGTCATTGCGGCAACTTCTTGTGCGATTTCGGAATATTTTTTAGATTGGTCACAGTAATATTCTGCATTATCTGTCTCGCTTCCATCAAATTCAGCATCACCGATAGCATATCGCTTTGCATTTTTCTGGTACTGCAAGGCAAGGTCTCTAGCCGACTCAGCATCCAAAAGATATTGCAAAAACGTACTTTGGATAGACGCATCCAGCTTCGCCATGGTAACGGAACCGTCAACGATTTCAGCCGTAACTTTCCTGTTTACCATCTTCATCGTGATTGTTGCTGTATTTGAAAAGCTATACACAAACCTTGTCAAATCTACCCGTTTCTTAGTCCCATCAGCCAAGGTGAGGATTAGGATATTGTCATCCGTTATGTCAAAATTCACAACTACACGCTCAATGTCCAAATCGTATGTATATACCGTACCGTTTAGCAGAGTAACCGTAATCACACCAGTTTTCGCATCAACCACAACGGATTTAACCATCAGATTTGCTTCCGATTTTTCTAGTTTTTCAGTATCAAGGTGGATAATCCGGTTATCGGCTTCCTTGATTCCGTTTTCTACATGGAGAAGGTTTGTCCTGTTTATTGGCGTTTTCTGAATTGGAAGGTTCTGCCAATCCGTTATCTGGTAAAACGGTTTATATGCCATTACACATCTCCCTCTTTCTTTTCTTCTTCAATATATTCCTTTAATGGTTTTCCGGCTTCCAAGATGCTGGCAATCAGTGCTAGTTTCCGGGCCGCCGCAATTCCCTTGCATTCAAGGCTATCAATAAATCCAACAACTTTATCTATGTCTCTTTTACGGTATACTATCAGTTCGTCTCGTTTTTCCATGTCCATTCATCCTTCCTCAAATTTATATACTGAATTGCTCCCGCGAGAATTGCTATATAGTTTCCATATGGCAACGTATATATATCCTCTTTCTCGTAGTATCCAACCAACGCATAATCCAGATGTAATTCACGCAATACTGTTTTGACATCCTGTGCTATAAATCCTACGCCATGTATATCACAGTCTATCAGTTTATAAGCTACAGGTTGCAATCTGGAAACTATTTCATAACATTCCTCTGGGCTTATTTTTTGAATATTCTCCTTGCATCTTCCGTCTGAAATATACTGCCAATCCTTACCATACACCGTACCAGTACAATATATCCCTCTCGCATTAACACCGCCAAACGACCCCGTGCCAGCCTCTATTTCTCCATTGCACTCAATCCCTTTCTCAGCATAAATGATTCCTGTTGAGTTAAATGCCGCGGCCCTTATTACAGCGTCTGAAGCTTCAACAATGCCAGATGAATTAACCTTAAATTTCCCGTTACCAATATCGATATTGCCGCCAATAAAAGAGGCACCTCTAATATTTCCCGAAAAAACAGAATCACCACTTTCATCAACCGTAAAATTTTTTGCAGTAATGATAAAATTCCCTGTGGTCAATTCTATCCTATGGCCTGTTATTTTTAATTCTGAATTCAGCTCACTTGTAACTTCACCCCTGGAAACCTTCTCGCTAACGCGCAGAGCTATTTCATTTGCTTTTACCGACAAAGAGGATTCAGCTTCCTGCGCTCGCTTAACCTCAGCAGAAATTTCATTGGATGTCACTTTAAATTGAGCTTCAGCATATTCTTTTAAATCCGTTACTTTGACAGATACTTCCTCGACTGATTTTTTAATTACAGCTGCTTTTCCCTCTAGCTGGACAATCTCTGAACGTATGCCTGTATTCTCTTCCAATTCAAGGCTTCCGCGAGCCTCATAGGTATCCATCATTCCCTGGATGCCATTTAGCGTCCGCTTTAGGCAATAGGTTTCAATTACATCATCTGTTGTATAACAGATAATACCATCTCCCACCTCAACCCAAGGAAGCGCCGGGCCCACTATTTTGCACGGCCTGTACAACCGTCCACTTATCTGGTCATAGATAACATCCGCAATTCTGTCTAATTCTTCGCTTGATTTTCCATATGCCAGAAAATTCCCTTGAACCACATAGCAATTTGTACCTTCCTCATGTGACCAACCGCCAATATCGCCCTCTTCCTGACGTATTTGGACTTTATCAATTGGCCTCACTGTATAATCTTCATAACTGGTTTCTGACTGTTTATAAAAAGATAGTGTCTCCCCTTGTGACATCTGGGAGGGGAATAAATTATCGTCAGGAAATAAATCTTCGGAAGGAAACAGACTTGCATTTTCAAGCGAAACATATTTCACTCGGCCAGTCTTATCTATCTGCCCGAAGCATCCATTAATTTCGCAAATGGCCTGCAACACTTTTAATCCGCTCAATTGCTCCGGCTCGATTGTCTTTGAAATCAGCATATTATCAAGTGGGAGCGACGTGTCAACCTGCTCTATTCCGATATGACCGCACAATGAATCCCGGAGAGATTTCAGCGTCATTGGGAAATTCAGGCCCTGATACCAGGCAGTAACGTCCGTTTGAAATCTTCTCATTCGATTGTAAGCGGTGATTTTCTTTTTTCTGCGGTCAGATTCCAACCTCACAAAACTTTCTACCCGATAAATCCCCATGGCCATTTCGTATCCACCAACTTCAATGGTGAAGATAAATTCTTTTCCGGAAAGGTCAATCAATACATCTGCCACAGTGATTTCAAACTGCGCCGCATTACACTCTCCAAATTTCAAATCATCGCTTTCACATAGGCTCTCAGTGATTGTCAATGCTTCGGTAAGCACCTGCTTATTGTCTATCACATAACACGGCTCTTGGTCTATCGGAAGCAACTCGCCAGAAGGAGACAGGGGAACATCTTTGTTGTAGAAATACAATTTCAAATGTCTCCGTGTATCATTTGTTGTATTGTCAGACTTAAATAAACTCTTTATGCTCTCCGGAATATCCAGCATCTATTATCACCACCTAATATTCTGTAAATGTTACCTTAATTGGCTTGTACAAAATCTCATTTTTCCCTTCATCAACCATATAAAATTCGTATGGCACATCAGCAATATAAAACGCCCCCGAAGCATACGAGGACGTATTAGGATTCCAATATTCAACTTGACATTTCACCCTGTTGTCATGCGGCAAGAAGGAATTAAGTATTTCCGCATCTTTCAAATACAAGGCAGTTGTTGTGAATTCGATTGATGTAGCCGTGTGTGGAAGCGCAGTCCGATGCAATACTCCATCCGCATCTCGATATGGGTCTAAATCCATTATCTGGTCTGGAGTGATTTTTAGGGATTCAGCCGCAATAAGTCTGGTGGGGAACGTCTTTCCATTTATTTTTAACAGCCATCCTTCAAAAGCCATAATCATCCCCTCTTAGCAAACAAAAACACCCAGGATTACCCAGGTGTTATCATATTTCTCTCACTATAAATTTTATCACTTTTTGAATGAAAATTATGAAACTTATTTAATATGACATTCTTCTAAACAATACCATTTTAACATATCCAGGGTGGCATTTGTGGCAAAGATGAATAAAGTAGCAATTTAGAACTGGAATCAGGGGGAACTACCATTAATACGGATTGGGTTACCGGAACAGCCAATTATTATAAAATCGGAAAACAATGTGTGGTCAATGCGCTTGTTACATTAAAGCAAGATACATCAGTTAATAATACACTACTAATCAGCGGATTGCCTGCTGCTGCGCAGGAAAAAGTATGCCTGATTCATGGTACAACAGGATATGGGGTATTTAAAGTTCTTGCCAATACTGGCGACATAACTATTGATGCCGGAGCCAAGGGAAACAGCATATTTTACTTCGAGATAATTTATCCCGCCAAATGATTATTTAGTCCAGGATGGTTTCCACTCATTATCCTGACGATAGAAGAACTTCATTGCACCATCCGTGGTGCTAATATTAAGTGCATAGCCAAATTCCCTATTCGGTCCAGTCAACCACTGAATTAGAACATTGTTACTGTCAGTACCAATTGCAAATCCAGTGACGTTGAGCATGACAATCGATTTTTTCAAATTGTTAAAATCAACGGCATTTGCTTTATTTGTTAAATTGCTATTTTCCAAAATAGAACAGGGCAGGAAAGCCATAAGGGGGCTTTCCTGCCTTGATTACCCATCAGCAAAGACGGGCGAGGCTGTCAACGGCGGCGCTGTAAGCGCCGTTCATCTTGACCGTTGACTGGCTCGGATGGCTATGCTATTTACGAAGCCAACCACGTATCTACGCAAGCTTGAATGCCAAAACACCAATGATTTTCATCTGTTGCATCCTCACAAAATTTGATGGCATAGTCGAGGAAACGCCGAATGTCGCTTGGAACAGGTTGCGTTTCATAGTTATATGAGTTTTCAATAAGACGCATAAATTGATCTAGTTCTAATGGTATGATTTTCGACTTGCCACCATATAACGCAATAGACAAATGATTTAGGCCGTAAAAATGTGCCAGAGTTGCAGGATTGATAGACGGAGCGATAAAGAGACAATAAGTGTCTTTTCCAGATCTTTTCTTCAACTGACCATAATGACGTGCAACGGGTTCTCCTTCAGATTCATATTGACGCTGACCAGCTTGTAAGGTTACCTCTACAGACAAAGAAAAATCGTCATAGTCACATTCGATATCAGGCATATTTCCGGCCGCGGTCGAAAGTGGATGTCCAGCGTCATCAAAATTGAAATTACCTTTAATATTGCCGCCGTCAAGCATAGTCATTGCTCGCCATGTATTATACTCAAACATCAAGGGCGCGTCATAATATTCATCAGAGATAATTTCATTGAATGTGTCAATAATTTCCGAGTACAACGCATAAGATTTTATTTCTGCTACCTGCTCATGTATAACAGCATCTTTGTGTCGTTGAACAATCTCATCACGTAAGTCTTTTAGTTCCTCAAGATTTATGCCTGATAACTCCCGTTTCGTAAAATTGCCAATCCGCATAAGTACATCAACAATATTATCTATATTATCTGTATAAAGAATAGGCGTACTTGCTGAAAACAACTGTGTTTTATAAGCGTTTACATCATTAATAAAAACTGGGTCACGCGTCACCGTTGAAAGAATAAAGTCCACTTCAATGACTTTGTCTGCAAAAATAGATATAGACCGACTTTTATGAGAGATAGAGATTAAGCCAGTATACCTCAAGTAACGGAAGCAAGCATCTGCATAATCACGCATATTACTTTTCTGAGTAGCAATAAACTTTTTTAAACTGGCATCATTTGTTTCTCTTGTCCTTGTTTTCCCAGCAGCAATTCTATCACGATGTATATCTAAGATTGCATTTTCCCATACGCTATTAACAAAGCGCTTATACTGCCCTCTGTTTTGTTCTTTATTCTCTCTGAATTGCAAAATAGAATCCCGTATTATCTCAAATTTATGATAATCTGTCATCTGGACAGCAAATATCTTAAATTCATCAAAGGTAATGTATTCCAATTCACGGACTAACCGAAAAATTTCGAGATAAGGGCGAATACAAAAAGTCCCAACAATATTTTTGCTCTCCAAATGATATGGAGAAGGTAACTGGAATTTTAGTAATTGTCGAAGAAAAATTTCTTGTGGACGCTTGCCATAGATAAAAGCATTCCCAGCTTCCGTTAACTCTATATACGGTTTCAAGTCGATAAACCCCAATGCCTTTGGTGCCCGATTGATTCTGTCTCTGGCACTAAACGCTTTATCTGCGGGCGATCCTTTTCCCTCAAAAAATTCACTTTGCGCTAATTCATCAATAAACTGCTCTTGAGTCGATTTGTCCCATGATAGCCCTGAAAATTTTTCATGCAATAACTGAATTTCGGGTATCATTTTAGCCGGAGTTCTTGGCGAAGTAGTAAAAAACAATAGCTTATTATCAATTCTTGCCACTACTACGCCCTCCTTAATAATTTTTCACAACAATATGCATTTTATCATTGTTAAAGCGGTTTCTTATATTAACGGAATAGTTTTTATAGTATTCATCAAATATATATCCGTTGTATAGTTCTTCCGTTAATGATGTCTTTCCAATTACCATTAGCGCACGACATTGCAAATTTCTAAAATCTGCGGCTAACCGTCTATGTTCAGCTTCATCAAAACCATTCATCATATCAATATTGCCATAGTCGTTAAACACACAATCATATGGTGGATCGAGAAAAATGAAATCCTCCTCTTCTGCCATATCAAAAATTTCTCTGTAATCAAGATTAAAAAGTTCTGCTCGCTGCAACAGTTCGCTGTGTTGTTGCGTTACCAGTCTTGTATTGAGATTGGGGTAACGTCCAAAGGGAACATTATATTCACCGTTACTATTATAGCGGATCATGCCAGAATAGGCTGTTTTATTGATGAAGAAATATAATACCCCATCTAAAAAGCTATTGTCTGGATGATTAAAGAGCTCTCGCATATGATAGTACAAGTCCTCATTTGCGTTTGGCACTCGTTCATCAGGGGTCAAAATTTTCAATCTTTTAAACTCGGCTTGATTAATCTCATAAATTCTTTGGAGCCTATCAAGTTGCGTGCGCATAGTTGGGTAGTCATCCCGTAATTGCTGATAAAAAGTCATTAACCGGGTATTTGCGTCATTAATAATCGCATTATCGGGTTCCAAATAAAAAAATACCGCTCCGCCTCCAAAGAAAGGCTCAATGTAACGGTTAAAGTCATCTGGAATATATTGAAGAAAGCGGGGTATTTCCCTCGATTTTCCTCCTCTATATTTTAAAACCGGGTTCATAAGCACACCTCGCTTTCTGTAATTCTAAATGAAGGCTAAATCAATCCATAATTATTGTAGCATACAAGGCTGCTCTCTACAACTCATTTTTGCTACTTATCATAAATAAATATATGTGGATAGTGAAATCAAAATATTCATTTAGGGATATTGCAACTATTCTAAAACATAATTCGGAGTAGAGAAGAAAACACTGAGAAATTGATTATTATATTGACTTACTGACAATAATATGATAGATTGAATATTAATTAAACATTCGTGTGTATATGCTAGCGATGCGGTCGCCTTGACCATATACATAAACCTTGGGTCGCCAGGATGCCAAGATGTACAGCCAGCTCACGGAGCCTTGACGTTGTAAGTAGATGTAACAGTCTGCTTATTTCGCCAAGGCTTTTTTTGTTAGTCATTCATGCCTTAGGGCTTGAATATATCGGCGATAGTCCTGCTGGGGTATGTTCCCGGTCTGCCAAAAGCTACAGGCGGCGAAATGCCGCTTGCAGTTCCTCAACCGATTGAGAATTAGAACTTTTAACAATCAATTTTCGGAGGAAACAAACATGAACGCATTAAAAATTTTTAGTAATGATGAATTTGGAGAAATTAGGACGGTAGAGATTGACGGAAAAATTTATTTTGTCGGTATTGATATTGCACGCGCACTTGGCTATTCCAATCCCAGTAAAGCGGTTATTCAACATTGCAAAGGGGTTACCAAATTGGGAATACCTTCAAATGGGGGCAAACAGGAGACGAATTGCATTCCAGAGGGAGATTTATACCGCTTGATTACGCATAGCGAATTACCTTCTGCAGAACACTTTGAAAATTGGGTTTTTGATGAAGTCCTCCCCTCTATCCGTAAACACGGAATCTATGCAACCGACAAAGTAATCGACGACATCCTGAATAATCCGGATTTCGGAATCGAACTCCTAACAAAATTGAAAGAAGAACGAGCCGCCCGTCTGGTAGCAGAAAAGAAAAACGCCATTCTTATGCACGTCAACAAAACATATACGATGACAGAAATTGCCAAGGAACTCGGTCTGAAGTCTGCCATAGAACTGAACAAACTACTTGCCGAAAAGAAAATCCAATATAAAGTAAATGAAACGTGGGTCATGTATTCTCAGTACAGCGACTTGGGTTATGAGGAAATCAAACAGGAAGTCTTGGACAACGGCAAAGTTATCTATCACAGAAGAATTACACAGATGGGCCGGGAATTTATATTGAATTTATTCGATTTTGTAGCATAAACTCTCCCGTATACTCTGAAATATCACAAGAGGGTGCCAATAATGGCACCCCATTAACAAATCAAGATATTTTTTTGCTCAAATAGCATCCCCTCCAAGTCACTGTGCTATCGCAGCAGTAGTATATGGGGCATTAGTTTCAACATCTACTGGTTCTCCCTTTTATCAAAGATATTTTAATAATATACCCAGTTATTTCGGTTAACTGTTTATTGTTATTTAATAGTCGTAAAAACTTTTCCACAATCCTGACAACGCCATCTGTCCAAATCTATACCTGCCTTTGCTTTTTTCACAACCTTTTCCTTTTCATTGAATAAGGTAAATGGCTTAAAAGGGTTAAGATTTAAACTTGTAGATGTTTTGGTTTTTGCTTCTCTCCCTCCAACGTTATCCTCGCCTAAATACTGCAAATTTGTACTGCTGCATTTTGGACAATGAGGTGTATTTTTTAACCGTTTAGTTTCTTCCTTCTTTTTCCTTTTTCTTTCTGCCACATTCCTATTATATTCTTTTATATATTCTTGGTGCTTATCGTATTCCTCTATCTTTTCCGCTAAATATCGTTTAGAAATATCAAACCCAAAACTATTTGCAAATCTCATAGATATGGAATCGCCACTAAAAAAAATCCCTGGCTTCTCCTTTGGAAAAGACACTCTGATTTCTCCATATGAGCATGAAGTTGGCTTTTCTATAGACAAAATTCTTAATTTATTAATGCCGCCCGAATATACATTTCTTTCATTATCAACAATGCTAATTTTCTTTCCACAAAAATGAATCACCATATTCAACCGACATTCTACAATAGTTTCTTCTGGATAATCGATTATTTCCGGTTCACAAGTATTAACGGCAATATCATTCATACTTTCCCATTCAGACTTAGGACACCCACAATATGGACACTGCATCGCTTTATTGCTAATTTCTTTTCCACATTCCGGACATTTAACTAACGCCATAAAATCCACTCCCATCTAACTCAAATATACTACCCTGATAATTCAATTACTTTTAGAATTATTTTGCAGAAGGGCCCCTTTTATGTTTTATTCTCATCTAATTGTTTTTATCCCAAACCAACTCCAAGTACACCTTTTCAATATCACTTGGTAATTTGTCTACAATATCAAAATCAGAGGCTGTTCCTCTAATTTCTATTGTGTTTTCCTTGGAAAGACGGTTCCTTATCTCTACATCAATAAAAATACCAGCATCATTCAGAGATGTCTTGCGTTCAGAAATCATTTCAAAAAAATACTTTTTCTCGCTACCTTGTATCGCCGATTTTATTTCCCCAAACTCATTTAGTTCCATAATATTTTTGTCTGAAGACATATATGATTTGTCATAAACTGAAATAGAATAATCTTTTTCAAACCAATACTGATCATCTTCGTCCAATGCAGATAAATCAAACTCTAAAACAATATAGCCGCTATATCCATGTTCTGTTTTTAATTGTTGAATGAATACATTGCTCAGTTCAACAATCCCATCCTCTGTTTCAATTTCAACAGGCAGATGGAATCTGTCCTCTGTTTCTTCGATAGATGCCTCCGTGGTTACGTTAGGATTTTGTGCGGAACATCCACATATCATCAGACAACTCACTAATATCAATATAGTATTCTTCATATGTACCCCCCTCCAATCTGATATCAAAATTGTATCATTTCGGGAGGGGATTTTCAATATTCCATCAGTCAATTCCTTTAAATCCTGTTTTTCCTGTGCGATTATAACGCTGTGCTACGCCTCTACATGTAGCATTATAAATATCTGAATCGCCAATTACTGTAGGATTCTCCTGCATTGCTCTGCTTTGTGCTTTATAAACTGCCTCTCCAAGTTTATCGTAATCAATTATTCCTGCCAAAGAAGCACACAATTCTGCTGTATAATCCATGTTGATAGAACCAGTGTTAAAGCTTGGCAAGGATACCTGTGGTGCCATAGCATATTGATTTAATAAATCATTCCCCAGCGAATAAGTAAAATCAGAACCAGGAAGGGCTATACTGTATCCGTTCAACTTCTTTTCAATAAAACTTAAACTAAAAGCACCCGTTTTTCCAGGTGCTTTTACTTAGTTCTGCTTATTGTTTCCTTTTTGCGTTCCGCAATACTATCCTTTGTTAATAATTTTATTTTCTTCCTGTTAAATAAAATTCTATTCTATCAAAATCCTCATATGCAGTAACCTGCTTTGATATTGTCTTTCCGGGTTTAATTTGGGAATCATCATCTGTAAAATATGTGCTTTCATATCCTACCAGTTCATTTTCCTTAAAAAACAGTGCATACCCCTCAACAAATTCCGCTGAATCTTTCCCGTTATTTGTGACTTGGAAAACAGCTCCACCGTCAATATCGTTTTGAACAAACGACAAATCTTCGATTACTGATTTATAGTATTGGCTTGGTGATGTGTTTAACTCCATTTCATAGCGAGATATTTGTGCATTTGTTTCAAATGATTCATATAATACTGATGTACATCCAGCCCCAAGTGCATCAAGTTTTCCGTTTGCCGCTCCAACCATTGTGCCGTCCTCCGAATACGCCAATGATGAAGTGGAAATATCAACCGTTTCGTTTGAGTTGTTTTTGACTATAATAAAATGCCGTGTATACCAGCCAATTCCATCTGGCAATGTATACTCCGCCAGAACTTCAACATTCTCATTTTGGCTTTCCTTAGTCTCCGAAGTTTCCTTACTTTCAGTTTCATCAGTTGATACTTTTTCTCCTTCATGTTGGATGTTATTAGAAACATCAGCCTCCAAAGATTCTAGCTTTTGCGTTAATGCATCCCTTTCGGCAACCACACTTTCATACAACTCCTGCGTTATCCCAGAATTACTACATCCGGTCAAAATCAGGCATCCAATTAACATAACAGCTATTTTCCTCATGAAATCATCCCCCTTTGTAATATGCTTTCATTATAGCATGAAGGGAGGGGAATGACAATACAAAAGCCTATGAACTCTGACCCTTTGAAATCGTTATACAAACCGAATAATGATATTTTTCCCACTTGTTCCATATTTCTTTTATGGTTAGTATATATTCATCCGGTTAATAGATAATACCACCCTGATATCTCCTCGCCTTGATATTTTTATAATAACACAAAGCGAGGAGATGATTTAATTAAACAATTGGAACCGGAGAGCGCCCTGTTCTCTTTACTTCCTGCCGCCACTTTTCTTTTGTATTATTGTATGCCTTATTGGAATCAAGTTCAGCTGTTATATTTGCCCTCTCCAACTTAGCAACTAGTACATCCCCTAGTTTATCATAATCAATAATGTCAGATAAAGCCGCTTTAAGTTCAGCCGATATATCCGCTTTGAAGTTTGAGTGTCCAATGTCAAATGCCATACTTGTTCTTGTATCAACCTGGTTGAAAATATCTCTGTTAATTCTTACGCTAGTGTCTATCATCGGAATAGGTATAGTATTGGATGTCAAACCGTTTACAAAGTCATCAACTTTCGATTGAACCATGCCGAATTTATTGACAATACCATTCATTAGGCCTACTGTAAAATAATCACCAATCTGGAATGCCTTTTTGGATGGAGAATGCTCATCAAATCCGGCTTTGAATCCATCAATTACTCCACGACAAAAATCTCCAATTTTCGTTCCTAGCCAATTCGTTAAATTGAAAATTCCTTCCCAAAGTCCTTTTACCAAATTTTCTCCAACAGTTATAATTTTCTTTGGTAATTCTCCAAAAAATTCAATTACTTTATCTACAATTTTAGGCACTTCGGTCTGGAAGAAAGAAACTGTATTCTTTCCCCATTCAACAATTTTTTCTTTTATCTTTATGATAGTATCATATATCTTTCCAGGAAGTTCAGAAAACCATATCACAACATTTGAAATCGTTTCATGAACCTTTTCATTAAATGCCGCCAGAACCTCACTTCCCCAAGCAGCAACTTTTGATACAGTTCCAGAAATTGCCGCATAAATTCTTCCTGGCAATTCAGAAAACCACGTTGCGATACTTGAAATGATTTCCGGAATTTTCTGCTCCAAATACCCTACTAAATCAGCTCCCCATTTAGTTACTGTGCCAAGTGCATAACCAAGCGCATAGCCGATTTTCCCCGGCAACTGATTAAACCATTCTCCTATATCTGATACAACACCACCAATTTTCTCTGGAATCCCGCCTAAATAATCAAGAAGTGCATCCCACTTTTTAGAAGCTGTAGTCTTTACAAGTTCCCATACTTTCGAAAGTTTGTCTGGAATCCCTTCAAAAAACGGAACCACTATTCCAGACCACCACTCTGGCACAGTAACAGTCCAAAACTCTTTTATTTCATCCCAGTGCGTTACTGTATAAATCACTCCTGCAACCGCGGCGGCAGCGGCGGCTATAACAATTGCTCCGGCAGCGGCTACGCTGACTCCAAGAGTACCTGCAAGTGCAGTTATTCCACCAGTTATCATTGTTCCAATAGACGATAATGCTCCCGTAATCGTTCCCGGAATTGTTACTGTGAAAAACGTTTTAATTGGCGTAAGAATCAAACTAGAAAGAACCGCTGGCAACGATGCTCCCGTCTCTGCCATCGTTGTAGTAATTGTGCTTACAATAAGGCTGCTCGGAAATGCCTTTGAGAGGACCTTTCCAATACCAGCAAAGGAAAGTCCTTTTGCCAAACTGGATAATATTGATTTTGATATGGCCGTTGCTGCCTGTTTTGCCAATGCACCGCTAAATAAGAGTTTCCCAAACTTTTTAACCGTAATTGACCCAATGATTATCCCAACCGTCTCTAGCTCGATATTACCCAAAAAGTCTTTAACCCCAGAGAAAATAGTTTTCCAATCAAGCCCTGAAATTGCAGTCTTTATGGTTGTCCAAATGCCCTGAACCCACACATTAATGCTTTTTGCAAGCAAGCTAAAATCGAATGTACCAAAAAACTCGTTTATCCCTGTTGAAATAGAAAGTCCAAAGTCCTTCCAATCAAAAGTAACACCGAAGGAATCCATGAAATGCAATGCTGTATTCAGACATCCGGCAATCGTGCCGCCAACTGAACCGAACAGTTCCGGTGAAATCAATCCATTTAAAAATTCTGCTAATCCATTACCAAAACCTTGTGCCACTGAATAGACAGACTCCCAGTTAATTGATTTCAAAGCTCCTGTTATGCCATCACCAATGTATTGACCTATTCCGAAATAGTCTCCAGATTTGAACGCATTACAAATTTTATCGGCCATCTCCTGTGCGGAGTTTTCCATATTTGCAAATGCTGCGTCCCAAGCTGCCTGATACTCAGCAAACGCATCATTGAAAGCATCATCCAACAGGCCACCTGCACCACCGCCAGAACCACTTCCACCGCTACCGGAATCTTTTTGCGAATTAACAACATTCAGGTTATCGAATTCTTGAAGGTTGTCTGCCATCTTCTTTGTGTTCTTTGCAGCATCACCGGTACTATCTGCAATACCGTCAGCAGCATCTTCCATATCCCCAAAATCCGTAGCCGCAGAACCAATCGAAGAACTAAAACCGCCTATCTTTATTCCCAACAAACCGCCTATCCAAGAAAATAGCCTTTGTATAGCGATTACCAGCGCGTTTATGTATGGAAGGACTTTTGATACTATAGGCAGAAGCAAGTTACCTATTGTTCGTGCCAAATTTGCAAAATTAGCCTGTAACAGGCGTAACTGGTTTGCTGGCTGTCCTATCGTATCAGCCATATCACCCCACGCATATTTAGTAGATTGGAGTAAAATAATAGTCCGTAAAAGTGCCTTGTCCTGCTGTCCCAGTTTTGCAATTTTAGCATCTATACCTAACTCATATAATTTCTCTTGCAGATTCACATTACGAATATTGACACCGTACTTATCCAATGTTCGGCTCATACCGACCATGCCAGATGCCATATCCTGCCATACATCCTCAAACTTAAGATTCTTTACGGAAGCTAAATCCGCTCCAATCATAGTAAGGGCATTGGATAACTTCAAAGCAGTTTCAGAAGCAACACCCATAGAGGATGCCATTTGACCAAAAGTAGCTTGATAATTCATAAGCTTTTCTGGGTCCAATCCAAGACTGGGCATTCCAGTTGCTATTAGATTCCCATATGCATCTGGTTGAAATCCTGTCATTTTACCTGTCAATGCTTTTGCTCTCTCACTGAAAGATTTAGCATAAGCTTCAGCAGACTCATAACCAGCTTTCTTCCACTCTCCTGCCGCATTCCCAGCGACCTGCCCCCATGCAGCGTCAAAATAATTCAATGTCTCAATATAATCCATGGATGATTCTGTGGCCTTCCACAATGCTTTGGCTCCACGAATCAGCAAGAAACACTTGGCATAGAACATACCAATTTGGGAAACTAAACCTTTTGTAGCTTTGGTCGCTCTACTTGCGCTACTGGAATATAAGTTTAATCCTCGGTACATCGCCGTCGATGCACTGCTAACCCTTGAACCATTTCCGGCCAGGTTAGCCAGAGCTGTTGTCATTTGTATAAGATTTTGGCTTACAGCTGGTGCATGGGATAATGTTGCCATTAATTGGGTCAATGCCGTACCAAGTGCCTGAATATTAGGAATCGCCGTTGTGGCCGCCTTGCCTCCCAGTTTAGTAATGGAAGAAACAAGATTAGCCAGACTGGTTGTATCAAAGCTAAGTGAACCTATCCCATTCAAACCACTCACGAATCGCAATATCTGGTCCTTTATCGGTTTCAGATTTGTTGCGGCTTGTGTTGCTTTTGCACCACCTAATCTGGTAATATTGCTCACAAGATTATTAAGCCCAGCAAAATCGAACGCGACACTTCCAACAGTATTCATACTCGTAATGAATCCCCTTAAAGCTGTGGAAATCTGAGGAAGATTCTTGACCGACTGCGTAGCATTTGTGCTCCCAAGTCGGCTCACGCTATTTACCAGCGATACTAGTCCATTCGCATCAAAAGTTAAACTTCCGGCACCATTCATTCCAGTAATAAAATCTTTCATACTGGTTTTCAGAAACTCCAAATTCTGCGTCGCCTCTGTCACTGTTGCCCGCCCTAGTTTGGATATGGCATTGGCTATGTTAGAAATCCCATCAGAATCCACATGAACATCATTAAGCCCCATCATATTAGCTGCAAATGTGGACATGGCCTGAGCTGTCGCTGCAACTCCCTGGGCATCTACTGTTGCCAGTTTATTCATTCCAGTAGCAACTCTACTAAAATCTGCCGTCTTTGTTCTGTTATTAAAATTCTGAATGGACGCCGATATCTGATTAATTCCGGAAGCAATATTACTTACATTGGACATTTCAAGACCAGTAATTGTGGACTGGAATTTCATCATTTTTGCAATGAACTTATCCAATTTCGCATCTGCGCTCTGCGTACTAGCGTCTATTTGGACTTTTAAATCATCAATTACATCTGACATGATTTCACCTACCTTTTCTGCATATAAAAAAAGGCGGGTAACTGCTTTAGTCACTCGCCCTATTGGTTTATAGAAACTATGTTGTTAAAATAGGCAAATAGGCTGTAACACCTACATGCCCTCATTTTTCTTTTTCACATCTTTCTCAAACGAATCCGCAAAACCAAGGAATTTTTGTAATTCTTTATCTTCTTCCTGCCGCCTTTCTTCTTCTGTCATAGGAATTACCCGATATGGCTTTTCAGGGTATTTCCCTTTTCCTTTGCGTTTAACGAAAGGCATCATGTTACATACAGTTGCATCTAATGCCGCCATAACAAGTTGACCCATCATCCACATTTCATCACTTCGCTCTTGCTGTTTCTGTCCATATGCTTTAATAAACGGAATCAGTTTTGTTGGATTGAGGTGCCAGAACAATTCATAAGGGACACCTATTTTTAGCGCAAGCGGAAGATAATGCTCCCAAATTATTTTGTGGAAGTTGACTTCCTCTTTCGGTCTGTCGGAACTTTCGGTAATGTGGACTGTTCTGTCTCCTTTTCTGCTTCCTTTATCGCCTTCTCCATGGCCTCTGACATTTCCTTCAGATACTTGTCCAGGCCGGTAAGTTTGAAAAAACCATCTTCCTCCATACATCCTTTCAAGAACTCATACATTCCCAGAAATGATGCGCGGTCATCATCCGGATTTTCCTTTACAAACTGCTTAAACAACTGCTTTGCTGCTTTTTCATCTTTAACAGGATTATTTTCCAGAAGGCCCGCATAAAAGCAAGTAATGGACAGAGACGCCATATCGGAAATCATATCAGCTGTTCCGTCCATCATGGCCACCGCCATTTCAGCCTTTCCCTCTTTTCCAGTGATTCCACGCTTCATAATGTAGCCTCCAGAAACCACTTTAAAAACTTTGTCCACACAAGCCTTATATTCTGCCGCATCAAAGGCAAATTCAATTTGATATTCCTTGCCACCAATCGTCAAAATTCTCATGTTCATTTACCTCCCAGTTTTCTTTATGACCCAATCTGTTCCTTTGGTGTAGGCTTAATTGGCTCTGCCCACCCAATTTCCCCAGTTGGTGTTACCGATACCGTGGTGTCCCAGGCACTATCCACATCAGTTGCGGACCATCCTAGACTTGATGGAGTACAGGTAAAGAAAAATGCCTCAGTCAATCCAGGGTGGAAAAATTCCATCCACATGCGCTTCCCAGATGTTTTTGCACTTTCGTATTCGGTACAAATACCATTCCACATCTCTCGGAATCCATCAGACATTCCGAACGTAATCTCAATCGCTCCACCTGGGTCTTTCAGTCCATCAATGTAACGCTTCCAAACTGTGTCGTTCAGAGACGTAACATCGTAAGTCGCTGTTTTCGGATTGAAATCAGGTATTGACTTTGGGTTTGGCAGGTCGATAAACTTTGATGGTTTTTGGCCTGCCGTCCCTTCAATCCCATATCCAACCTTGATGCCTGCCGTAGAAAGGTCTATAAAATTACCCATGGTTCATATCCTCCTTAAAATTTGGAATAAAAAAAGAACCACACAGTTTCCTGCATGGCTCAAAGTTATTTAGTTGCTATATCACATCGCCCTCGCAATAGGTTCTTCGGAACCTTGCTATCCAGCGATATGCTTCTGTTGTACTGGACCGTTCTATTTCAGTCGGACCGTAATTCATTGTAAATCCCATCTTCTGCATAAGGTCAGACGCCAGAAAGATTAGCTGCTTCGCTTTGGTACTTGAAGTAGAATCATAAATGGTAATCTCAAAAGCAGCTTGTATGGCGCATTGCTTATTCTGCAAGGAAGAACTGGTTGTTGGCTCCCCCAATGTTTTCATGTACAAATACGGAAATGCCGATGGAGTGTCATTCTTAGTTGTACTGCTACCTTTCAGATATTTCTTCATCTGCTCGTTGTTTATCAGTCTGGAATAGACCAGTGAGGAAATGTCAAGCATTACGAGAACACCTCCTTTGCAATTGACGCTACCTGTTCACGGATAGCCACCGAAGCGCTATACATAGGCATCGTGGCTTTCACACCGTGAGTGTAATGCCACTTCTCATCTTCGCCCCAGTAATACCATCCATCTTCAAAAGCATGAATCTGTCCGGGGAAAGTTCCGATTCCATACCACATTTCCCCAGCTTTCGGATTGTCTGATGGATTGTAGAATACGCCCGCACCAAACTCAACGAGCAAAAGCGTATTTACGGTGCCATAATCATTTGATTTTGTCTGTCCAGACGCAATCAGAATGGCTTTGCAGCCTGCCTTTGATGGTTCCATATCAATTCGCAAGGAGATTGTCTTACCCAGCGGAGATTCTCCGATTTTCGTCTGCGCCACGGTCAATCCAACTTCTGCCAACCGCTTACACAACAGTTCAGTCTTGCGGTGCAAGTCTTGTTTGTAGTCTTGAAGTTGGTCGATAATGCTCTGGATTCCCTTTGAGGACAGTTCTCCACGGATTATTCGTTTTCCCATACAAACACCTACTCAAGCAACGGAGACAGCGGCATAACCTTGTCATAGGTTTTCTCGAATATATCCGGCTTGCATGGGTAAAGTTCTCCGTTTACGCCTTGAATGATATAATCTCCCACACTGGCATGGTGAACACCCTCAAGGGTTTTAATAAACAGCTCTACGGGCGGCGAATCACAATCCATGCTGTCGTAATACATTACACCATCCTCAAAGGCCTTTACTGCCCATTCCGGCACATACCACTTGCCGTCTTTTCCTTTTAAATCCCCGTCGTACTGAAATGCTTCAATCTCAACGGGTTTTTTCCTATATTTAGCCATCGTTCCGTTCCTCCGTTTTCCAAGTCTCCTTTAAATGTTTCAAGACATCAATCAACTCGTCAATAGCTTTCTCGTTCTTGAATTCCAAAACACAAGGAATCTTTCGTAAATCAACTCCGTCTTCTGCTATCGGTCGATAATCCAGTAGAACTGTTGGATATTGTTCTTCCTTCCCTTCTCTTGGCTCCAGCATAGCTACGTAAATATCCTTATCAAAGGTCACTTTGCATTGGTCAAATCTATATGTCTCATGTTGAATCATTTTGCATTCCTCCCTCTGTCACTTTCCGAATCGCATACAAAACCGAATTCAAAGACTTTGCCACCTTAACAACCTTGAAATCGGGCTTATTGGTCAACTTTCCGTCTGCGCAAAATTCCGGCTTCTTATCCACGAATAACACCGACAATTCATCAATCGGCAAATTCATGTCACAAGTGGCAATCGTTTTGTCATAAGCCAAATCAACGCCAAATGGGTCTGTATTTGCTTCCCCTCTGGCGGCTGATACGTTTGCCCGAAACTCCACAGGGTCAGCATAGCCAACAGTACAATCGCCAGTCAAAAGCGGTTCTCCGGTCACGGGGTCATAGATGATGTTACCATCAAGGTCTGTCTCATAGACCGGAATGTGTTCTGAATAGAGCTGATACCACATCTTTTGCTTATTGCGTTTCAGTCCTCTCATAGTGCCCACCGCCTTATCACTCAACCAGAACCCAATCCTCTGCCAGCATATCAGCCTGTGAAGCAAGCCATCCCATCTGCACTCCAGACGTTCCGACAAAGGCAATGGCTTTATTTCCGATTGCTTCATGCTCCACATTCACAGCGTTTCCATCTGCGTCAATATAGCTGATATTAGTCGCAAGCTGAATATATTGGTTCCTTCCATTCCAGCCTTTACGGGCAACACGCTCTCCTCTCTTCATACGAGATATTGCCTCGCCGAATGTAAAAGTGGACACGTCAAGTCCCGTAATGGAATCCCAGTCAACAATTTCCCAGTCATCTGCCATCATGTGGTCGATATCAACAAAGATACACTCTGTTTCCATGAATGGAACTTTTGAACCGTCTTTGCAGTACATGACAATCGTTTCATCTTCTTTGCGCCAGAAACCTTTCCATGATGGTCTTTTAATATCTGCGCCCTGTTTCAGTGCTTCATAAGCTTCTTTAAAAATCATTCTTCTTTACCTCCACAAATTTCCTCATAATTTACTTTAATCATTCTTTTCCCTTGAGTTCGTTCATTCTGTCCTGAATATATCCCTCAAGCACTGAAAATCCTTTTGGCGTGTCAAATCTTTTCCTTTTCAGTTCGGTTTTGATGGTATTGATTTCTTCTTTTACGCCCTGTAATTCAATCAATCCACCAGTTTTCATATCATCGTTCACTTTTCCTCCATAACCTCCACAAAAGAAAAATGCGCTTGCCCACCACCATTCACAGCGCACACCCTGCGTCCAGCCGGGGAGGTATCGACCGGACACGCTCCGTCTTTTAAAAGGAGAGTCAACTTTTGGAATTACATACGGTTCAGAAAATTTTTGCCATCGGGACAACATCAAAATAGATATCGTCTTCTTTCTCATATGCTCGGCTGATTCCATTCTCGCTGTGAGAGCTTTCACCATCAGCCCCTTGTTTCGCCCAATAGTAAACAGCGGCGGCAAATATCGTATCACGATACCGCTCAACCGCTGTCTCTTTCTCCGTGTCCGTGTATCCAAACGGATACCGCTTCGCACAAACCTTTCGGATTGCTCTCTGGATTAAGATGAACAGAACCGACAAATCTTTTTCGGCTACCTCGTCACCAAGATATGTAATTACATCATCCAGAATCTCCGCTTCCACTCATTTCACCTCACAATCAGCCTGCCTTTGCGGTCACCGTTGTGCTACCGGCTTTCAGAGCCTTGTATGCTGAATCGCACTCAACTACGGTAATGGTCTTTCCAGTCTGCGCTGTAATGTCAGCAGAGCCATCCCATGCAGTCCAGGTCTGGACATTCTGACCGAAAACAACAGCGGTTTCGGAATCACCTATTTTATACTTATATGAATTTCCGCTTGCCTTTGCCGGGGAAACAGTCAGTTTCGTTGCTCCGCTTGCAGAACCGGCGGATGATTCCACAGTCAGAGTGCCAAGAGTGTTCTCAGCAGTAGTAACCGTAGCGATTACCATACCATATACGTCCGGAAGGACCGGGATAAACATACCAGAAGCTTTCGTCCATTTTGCAACAGGGTCTTCGGTCGCCCACATGGTCACGGTTACAAACATTTTCTGCAATGCTTCCTGGAATGCAGCATACTCAGCCTCCTCCGGAGTCGGTCCCCACAAACCAGTACCGGCCCTACCAGATACATCCGCCGTATAGAAGGTAACCTTGTCCTCATCGAAGTAGCGACCATTCACTCTGGAACCATCAGCCTTGATGTAGGCATATCTTTCATCACAGGTAGCAATTTGAAGGCCGAACTCCTCCATGATGATAGACCGAAGTTCATTCATGGTAACCAGTCTACCCGCATTGATATTACCGTAGATTGCGGATTGGATGCCCTTGTTCTTTCTCATGCGCTGAATCTGGGTATCAGAGGTCAGCATTCTGGACGGAATTTTACCCTCATCCTTCAGCATTTTTACTGCCTTCATGATATCGCCAAAGATATCATATTCTGGGTTAGACCAATCACCAAAAGTGATTTTATGAGCCGCAGGTACACCAAAATCAATCAACATATCCAGATTATTTTCCTTGATTTTCATTACACCACGGCTCATTGCCTGACCTTTGGCAATCTTGGTACGGGTAACAACGCTCTCGGACAATCTGCCCATATCGTCAAACACCCAGTTCACCAGACCATCATCATCTGGTACACCATTGTTGATGTACATCTGCAACTGCTCGGACTGATTGATTTTCTCCTTGATAAACAGTTTCTCAGTCAGAACTTTCTCGAAAGTCGGCCTGGTACCGATGTGCGCCTCGGAATCCAGAGCATGCACAAATGCAGGAGTTGGCAAATTCTGTCCCTGCATTAGCCGGTAATACTCAGCCTTGAAGTGCTGTGTCTTCACGTCCGGGAAAATGGTATCCAGAACGGTTGGCCTTGCAACGGCGAAGTTCTGAGAAAAATTTAATCTCTCTGTAACATTAATTGTATCCAATACATTAAATGGCATCTTTACACCTCCAATTAAAATTCACATTCTGGAGCATCAAGAATTACAAATCCTTTTTTCTCCAAAGCTGTCTTGGCTTCGCTGGATAACGGCGTCTTTAATCTATTTCCGTAGATTCTTCCAGCTTTAATAACGCTGGCTGGACGATTTGTATCGTCAGTCATATCAACAGTTTCAAATACAATACCAGTTGCCTTGGAATCATTAGACGGGAATGCCGTTCCAGCATAAATAAGCTTCTTGTTGTCAACTGTAGTTGCCATCTCCTGGGTAACCATCTCTGTTTTCTGAACCAGGCCAACGGCAGATTCCAAAAAATTTGGCAGGCTATATCCCTGCTCAACCTTCATGTAAGCCATGTCATATCCTCCTTAAAATGTTGTTGTGGCAGCCGGAACCGGATTGCCTACCGTCGGCTGTGGGTTATGTTCCTGCGAATACTGTTTCGCATATTCAGCGGCAGCACTCTTTTCTTCTCCACCTCCAGCCGGGTCGGATTTGCCTCCGGTCCCCGGATTCGGAGTTTTGTCAAAAGTTTCTTTCTGCCACTGGGTCTTGTTCGCTTCGTCGCGTTTGGAGATTCCATTGACAAAAGATTCTGCGCTGGTCTTTGCCGCCTCCAAATCAAGCCCGGATAATGCGCCAATCATCCCGGAAAACTCCTCGCCGGAAAGGTTTGCTTTTGCGAAAATCGCTTCGACTGCGGAAGTTGTAAGCTGCTTCTGTAAATCTGCCGTTCTCTTTTCCGCTGCCTCTCTGGCTTTCTTCTCCTTTTCCAATTCGGTAAGATTCTGTTGCTCAAGACCATCAAGTTTGGTTTGCAGCTCCTCCGCCTTTTCAGCTTCTTTTTTCCATTTCTCAGCGTCTTCCTGATATTTCTTTACTTCTCCATTGTGCTGATTTAGGTAATTGGTTACCTGCTCATCAGTAGGTTCCTCGACGCCAAGCGCAACCAGATTCTTCTTTGCCTGTTCTCTTGTCATGTTATTCCCCTTTCTAATCCACGCTTTTGATAACGCAGGTCGCTCCTGCTGGATTTTGCCATTTATCGGATGGCTCCATTTTGATATAAAAAAAGAAAAGCCTACTCGGCTCCTCCTGTTTTAACTGTTTCAGTTTGCTTTGTTTTCAAAAGTTCCAATGCGTGTTCTTTTTCAGCTTCAATATCAAGTTGCTCCTGCGTCTTGAAAATGGTATCCATGTACGGCTTACTCTGCGTCCAAACCTTTTCCGGGTCACCAAACAGCCCGCATACAGTAATTGCAATCAGCGGATGAATCTTATTTTTCAGTAAATAATCCAGCGCCTGTGCCTTAACCAGCATATTATCAGTAGAATTTCGAGTAATCTTCACATCGAAGTCTCTTACTGTCAGAGGAACATCATTTGTTGTTTGCTTAATGATATTCAAAACAATTCTGGCATGTTTTTTCTCTGCCTCAATGGTAAATGGTTCATCCAGTTTTGCCCGCTGTTCCGCAAAATCCCAACCATTCCGCAGGTAAACCGCCTGTCCGGTATCTCCGCCGGTATTCTGCTGTCGGTCTGGCATACCCTCAACGACAAGTACTTGTCGGTACACATCATCCTTGGCTACTTGCGTCTGCTGCTGATTCAATTCAGCCGTCATGAGTTTTACATCTGATTGCATTCCCTGACCGGAATCTTTAACCTCCACAGCACCAAGGTCACACATCTGTAAAAACTTCTTCTCATCAATCTCACAGTTCTTAAAAAGCATAAATGCCTGAATAAACTGTTCAATACCATTCATGCGGTCGGACTGCATTTTGTTAATCTGGTCAAGAAGCGTAATCACAATTTCAATGTCGGAGAGCCTGTCCGGATTATTCGGATACTCCACAATCGGAATACCGCCAAAACCATTTATTCCAGAATCAGTTACTCTACCGCCCTTGATGATGAAATATAAATCATCCGAATAGCACTGATAATACTGTTCGTCTTTTTCATCCTTCAATACCTGAATGGAAAGCATATCTGAATCATCTTTGGCAGAATACACAACAATCGTATTCAGCGGATTCGGAATATGGATTCGGAACGGAACAATATCTGTTGACTTTCCTTTAAGCGTTACCTTGTAGGCAGTTCCAACGGCACTCTGAAAATTTCCAAGCTTGATATCTCTGGCCTGCCGATGAGCGTCCTTCATGTAATCATTTAGTTTATCCACGGCATCATTGATTTTTTTATCTGTTTTTCGGCTGACATACTGTATCGGCTCCCCATATGTCTGACTGGTGCTAAAGCGGACAATTTCAAGTGCATGGTTCTCGCAGGTCTTATTGTTGATGTCAGGCCGCACTTTCTTTTCACGGTAATGAATCGGCTGGTCACCCTTGTAGTAATCGTAAAGATACCGTATCGCCGGTCGATTGTAATTCAGAACTGAAATGGCCTTACCAACGACACCAACAACATTTTCTTTGGTAATTCTATCGACATTCGTATATGCAATTTTTCTACCAAAATGTCCATGGCATAAATCAATAAAGCTATTACTGTTCATCAGCTTTTACCCTCTTCTGTCAAAAAAGTAAGGCCGTTGGAGGATTTTCTATATCCTTCAACGGCTTGCATTTATTTCAATATTAATAGTTATATCAAACATCCTTAATTTAATTTGGATGTCTCGCATACTTTTTACTAATACCATTTTACCATATCCTAAGTGGCATTTGTGGCAAAGATGAATAAAGTAGCAATTTAAACGATGGAAAATACTGGCGTGCATATACAACCACTTTTGCATTTGGTCGAGAAATACCAGCTGGTAAAGACATGACATTTGATTTAAATATTAGTTTTCCGGCACGTCCATCTGTACTTGTCATTATTCCCTCTACTGCCAAAATAACAAACGTAAGGTATGATTTTGACAATTCGACCTCGACCAAGACAAGAATCATCTTTGACAACGAGGGAGCGACAATACCCGCAGATGCTATGGTACGTATGGGCGTTATCGCTATCAAATGATTATTTGGTAAAATAAATCATCTCAAAGTAAAATATACTGTTACCTATGGCCCCTGAATCAATGGTTATATTGCCGGTATTGGCAATAACCTTAAACACTCCATATCCTGTGGTGCCATAAATTAAGCATACTTTTTCTTGTGCGGCCACCGGAAGTCCACTAATCAGTAGTGTATTGTTAATTGTTGTATTTTGCTTTAATGTAACAAGTGTATTTACTACACATTGTTTTCCGATTTTATAATAATTGGCTGTTCCGGTAGCCCAATCCGCATTTATGGTAGCTGCCCCTAATTCCAGTTCTAAATTGCTACTTCTTTTCTTTTTGAATCGCATTCAGAAACTTATCAATCTTAAGTCCTATGGTCCTCCTGCTATAATTCAATTTCTTCGCTATTTCTCCATCGGATTTGCGTTCTACATACTTTAATCCTAAAATATGCTTAATTTCAATATCCTCAGCAGGTAGTGTTTCCAAAAAAGTCTCAATATCTAATTTCATATCTTCAAAAAGTTGTTCATTACCTTTGAGGTCGATAATCAACTGGCGTACCATTTTTTCCCGTTCTGAGTTCGACTTTATAGTTGGACCAGAAACCACAAAATGACATTCAGTAAATGGAAACTGCTTCATAGAGCCTTTTACGATGCCATACTGTTGCTGAACCGGATGATTTTCATAATATTTTATTCTGCCCCGAATTCTTTTGATTTCAGATTCCAGGTACACATAGGTTGCCAGATACTCTCTTGTCAAAGTTTGCATAATACTTGTTCTCCTTAATTTAGAATGGTCGTGGCGTAGGCTTTGCTGAAGCTACACCTCCGCCGCTTCTGTAAACAGCTAACATGGCTACCATATCGGGTGCATCATCGTGAGCATTCTTCGCCAACTGACTGTATGCGCACAACCACGACATGAATTGCCCATAATCAGATTTAACCTCATAACAATCTGGGTGCTTAAATAGCACATGCTGAATTACCCATGGACTATTGACGATAATCTTCGTTTCCTTATTGGTAGTTGTGAATCTCTTTTCAATGCTGGCTCGCCCACCTTTTTCTTTTACTTTTTCCTGAACCTTATCGCCGGTTCTGCTACCCTCTTTGTTGCTCTCAAATACCGCAATCTGAACATTGTTCCGAACCAGGCATTCTGCATTCAAGTCGTCAAGCAAATAGGGGTCAATACTCTGGAATACCACATCATGAAGATAATAGTCCTCACCATACTGGTAAAACACACCCAGACAGTTGTAATCAGAACCCGTATCTTTCGTATCGCAGAACGCCCATATAGCATCTGGCTCTTTTGGCGGCAGCTCCCCATAATACCGCCGTAACATATCTGGATTGTAGAGGATTCCCTCGCGTTCTACGGGTTCATTCTTGTATAAACACTTATATGTAATATCATCCAGCGACTTTTCGATATCTTCAAAATACTCCACATCGAATCCAACGCCATAATCATAATCAAAATTGCTTTCCCCTGTTGCCGGGTCAATATCGGGCACTGAAATGAAACGGCAACGCTTATTATTCTGGTAGATGGTTTTTATGCGCCCAATCACATCCCATACAGACCATCTAGTCGCAATATGTAGTTCCTTGCAGGTCCTCCCACGTTTTCCTTTTTTCTTTCGGGTTTTTAAATCTGTACTATACATCGTCCAGAGTTTATCCAGACGTATTTTAGACAATGCCATCTCGATTCCAGAACAAAGGTCATCGCAATACAAAATCCCCTCACATCGGGTAACGCCTGTTTGGGAAGCCCCCAACGCTCTGCAGGTCAATGTCTTAAAAGGCTTGAACTTTCCAAGGTTAATTTCCTGCTCATTTGCATTGTTGCTTTCCACTTCAACATCCGGGAATATTTCTCTCCATGTGTATTCTGGTATCTGCCCAGGCTTCAAACCAATTCCAATGATATTGCAAACAACTTGATAAACCATTCTGGTAACATGGCCACTGTGAGATGAGAACAGATTACACAAATCCGGGAACCATCCCATGAAACCGGACATGAACATTTCTCCAAGTGTAGTGTTATGAGTGATAACATATCCATCAGTAATATATAAATGAGATTCATCATCCACCATAATGCATTGGCATTCCTCTTCACCTACATACGCTATATTTCTTATGAATCGTTTTATTTTTTTTCTTTTCGGGCAATACAAAATCTTTTTTCGTTCTAAAGAAAAAATCTTCTCACTTTCACTCGAAAATTGAATAAGTATTCGATAACATAGTTTTCCTTCTCTTTTTTCTCCCTTATAGAGATAGCAACTCTTTTTTGTTCCTTTGCTTGCATATCCTCCCAATGAGTGAACCAATTCTACAACGTCATTAGCAAGTTTCTCCGATACTGTATAATACTCTGCATGGTTTTCTTGAGCACATCCATCTGTGTCAAGCAATCCTCTTAGCAAATCAAGTCTCTGTTTATATGACGCTGTCAAATATTCTTCTGGTATGAATTTGTGGTCGCTTGTTTTTCCATACAGCCCTAACCTTTCTAATTCCCTACGAAAATGGCACTTTGTATATCTTCCCCTACTATCTCTCTTTGAATATCCCTCTACAATACGGTACGAAATATCATCAATTAGATTTAACGAATAGCCATCCGGCAATAAATCTTTGATTCTATTTAAGATTTCCTTATCTATATTTGTAATATTTATAGAACCTCCAGACAGCGCACCACCTCCTATAAGAGCACCCAAAACATAGGGAGATATTAAAAACTCCTTCTCTTTAAAATCAATTTTAGGCACATAATCAACAGAATAGTTCACGCGCTTTCCATGCTCTACATAAACATTATTAATCATGTCCCTCAATTCAATAACTCTATACCTACCGTTTTCCCCATAGCGTTTTTTGTTTCGGTCTTCCCTTGTCTGAACTTTCCACAAATGTTCGTCAGAACAACGCACCTTTGTACCATCATCAAAAGTTATCTCATAAACCTTTTTCTTTCCCTGCGGATACACCCCAACAACCTTGCATACATTCCCAGTGCCAGAAATTACTTCCTGACCAATTTTTACATCACCCATTCGCATGAACCCATCTGGTGTAAGAACTTTGGAATACAGTGGTTGCGCTTTCCCGCTCCCAGGTACGGTAGATATGCTCAAAATATCTATTTCATCATCAATCAAATCCTGTAACGCTTGCGTGAAACCCATTTTCAGGAATTGCTTGCGGCGTGGCTCATAAAATCTATCCTCCGGGTCCCGATTCTTCTCCAGATAAATCAAGTAGCTGTCCACCACACGATTTCTGGCTTCAAACAGCATAGTATCCCAGTACAACTTGTCCCATTGAGGGTCAAGTGTCTGCTGTAAGCGTTGTAACGACCAACGCTTAATAAATCCTGAATAGGAAAACACATATTTTCGTTCATCTGCACCCAAATCCGGGTTATCCTGCATCGTATATTGAAGTTCGGACAGAAGAAGTTGCAAAATGTCCAAAGATGGCGGCTCTGTAATCTGCCGCTTTAATTTTTTGATTAATTTCCGGTGTTCCTGGAAATTCATAAGAAAAGCCTCCTTCCTCTGTTTATTTCGCAAAGGTCGAAGGCTCACTAGGCACTGGTTTAAATCGACATAATTTTTAACTTAATCCTGTTCGGGATGTTCTTTCTGCCATTTTTGATAATACCAACATCTCGTTGCAAGGCCCCTGTTTATACCACGAAGAATATCATAATTTTCGCATTCATATTCTTTATTCCAACCATGAACATCAAAATTATGCCCTAAGCATAGTCTACGAACTCTTGATTTTGCCCAATCATCGCAGTCATGTTTCTTCCCAATCATAAATGTTGCCGCCCAAGGTGTTGCATTGGGACTACAATAGAAATACAACGGCCACCAATGTCCATCACATAGAAAAGGCAACCTAAAACAAATATACCCGTATTTTTTAGTATGTAGTTGTACTCCCCAATGCATGGCATTTCTCCCATATACTGTAAGATTCCCAATACTAATATGGCCTGTCATAAAATTCCACTTCATGTAATGCTTTATCTTACTCCACATTTACAATTATCTCCTTCCGACATCTACTGTTTTTGCACTTATATGGCATTTTCTCTATCCGCGTATCAGAATTTACTTTAAACTGTTTTTTCTGACAATAAGGACAGATAATCCATCCGTCTTTTATATCCGCTTGCCCGTCAAATCCATCTTCTGGCGGATTCATTGCTTTTGAAAAATCCATCTTAGTCCCTTCCATTTCAATTATTGATAACCTATTATCACCCATGTAACATATGCTACAATGTCCATCGTCACATTCAACTTTAAAAGGTTCTGGTTTGAATACGGCGATTGGCTTCTCAAAAGTATATTTTCGAATGATTCTACAATCTGTAACTTTTTTCATATTTGCATTGAGTCCTTCTGAAATCAACCTGTGCTCCTGCATTTCGGCTGGATATAAGTTTTCATCAATTTTTATTGTACAGTGTCTCAGAGGAATATCATATTCCCTTTCTGGACTTAAAAGCATTTATTCCATCCTCCCAGCAAACTTAGAAAATATAATTCCGATTCTTATGAGCACTATCGTTTCTCATCATGAGTGTTAAGTCGTTCCCACTTACCCACGCCAACGTATTTCCATCATCAAGGAATGTTATCTCATATTCGTCTTTTTCCTCATATGTTCCACCAAGCGTTTGCTCCATGTATTCCTTATAGACTTTACTGACATAAGCCTTTCTGTTAAACCACGTATCATTAACACATGGTACAACTTTGATTCCGCTTTCATCAATTACCATATTCTGTTCGATAGAAAACTTTGTGCAAAGAACAATATCCCCTTTATTAAACCTTCGTTTCATTTCTCTAACCTCGTTTCAAACCCTGCTGCCATCAGTTTATCATTGATTTCCAACGCATATCCGGCAAAACATTCCTGATATCGGTTTCCATAACCATCTGCGTATTTACACAGCTTTCTGCGCTTTATCGGATCTCCGTCCGACAAGAGCAATTTAATGCAATAAGCAAACGTCTTTCCGTTGCACCGTCCTGACCGAATTATATCTCGCTTTCCAAGCAGATAATCCTTCTGCCAGTTATACAATTGGATTCCAAAAGCCTGTTCAATCCTTTTGATTGTGTTATCATCAATCTTCATTCTTCCTTACCCACATACTTACCGGAGGTTGACCGCCAATCACATCCAAATGAATTGCCGGTCTAATTCCAGCCTTAATTTGCTTTAATATATCTGCCAAATCATCATCCGAAAAACGCCACAGAGAAATCACTTCATCGGTTAGAAACTGTTCATTATACTGCTTACAAGCTGGTAAATCGTCACATCCATCTGCTACAAATACGCTATTCTGTTCTGGAAATTCTACTGGATACATTTTCCTGCTCCTTTATTCTTCGTTTTCACTGTTATTGCAGTACGCCAGCAAATGCTCCGCAATCTGCCGCAAATCGCTTTTAGAATATTTCTCTGTCTCATATTCATCTAGCGCATTGGGATTAAACGCTTTCTGAATATAGTTTGTTCTTACAGTTCTCGTAGCCTTAATAAGCATAGATGCTACATCAATAGGCTCTGCCGATAGATTATGTTTCATTTTCAATTCCTGCTTCAATTCATCAGAGTAGCATTGTATTTCCTGCAATTCAGCTTTTAGGCAGTCAATATGTGCCTGCATATCCGCTTTTTGCTTTTTATAGCAACATACCTTATTTCTCAATAATTCAATCTCAGTATTTTCCATGTTCTAACCCCCTCATATATCCTTTCACGAAAGAAACCTCCTCCACGCAACCACAATTCTTGCACCGATACTTCGGCAAACCATTGATTTTCTCACGTTCAAACTCATGCCGGCGGCAGGATTCCTCTTTCTGGTTATTCTCGTTAATGTCCCGCATGATTTTTATGGAGCGTTCGTCCATTCCTTTTGCTCTCATTTTTTCAATATCGAACATAAGCCTCCTTACCCCTCTTTCCTATTAATCCGCACAACCTCTTTGACAAGGTTATGCGGTATCTGAATCACAGTGATTAAGTTCTGGTTATGGAATATGTACGCCTTATCCCCGTAAAGCCGAATCTGGTTCGCTCTGCGATTATAGAAATACTGCTTGTCCACCCACTTTTTCAGATTGCCGGTCAAATCCCCATGACGCAGACCTTTCTCATATGCAATTTTTGCCATCCGCTCCGAAGATTTATCATTCAGACCGCACCGCTCTTTCAATCGCTCTTTGGCGTGTTTTGTGACCTGCATACGAATGTCCTCCAATCCTTACTTATCACATATTGCACAGACCCCGAGAATGTAATGACTTCTGGAATCCATTGACCTTGTAACTTCTACGCAATTTCCATTTACAATACACATCGGTAAAATATCACATTTAGCATTCTGTATCTTTTTCTATGTATTCAGGTGCTATAAATTCTTTGAAATATGGACAGCCAATGCCGTGTACTTGCAGTCCTACTTCATTTTCTTTCTGGCACTGGTATATGTTGACTTCATCATTTGCTTCATCGTCCCACTCATAATCAATATCAAGAAACTCACACTTTTCACAACGATTCTCCATATGCTTCTCCCAATTTCCGCAATTCGTCCAATTTACCAGTATTCAGTTCTATACAATCCAGACAGTCAATAGCTATCAGCTCTTTCTCCACTCTGGACAGCTTCTTTCCAGTCTGCTCTTCTATTCTCCCATACATCCGCTTACCTTTAGCTGACTTAACGAATTTCTGAATCTTCTGGCGCTGTTGCTCTCTGTTCATCGTGCTTTATTTTCAATAATAATCTGACTTGTAAGCAAGCCTTTGTATTATTCCCTCCGTTGCAAAATGTGGTAAATGCCAATCTATATTTTTTCCATAGTTTACAGTAAAATGCTTATCAATCAAAGAATAATACCCATTATCAAACGAAATTAGGTCCTCGAAATCTTTACTTCCTTCAACAAGCTTTTCGATAACCTTAATCAGCGTTTGGTCTGACATTCTTGGGTGAAATCCTCCTGTATGCTCGTGATATTTGTCAAAATAATAACTGATGGTATTTATTATGTTCTCTACTACACTATCATCATCGTAAAATAATTTATCTCGACACAACCTGATTGTTCTTGTAAGCACTTCGCCTTTTACGTCTTTTCCATCATTGTGGAACACATCGTCCTTCGCACCGATTCTATCGGTCGGAGTATTCGCTCCTCCTTTTTCTTTAGAAAAAGAATTTAGTGTACTCTTTGGTGTATTCTCTGTATAGTACTCTCTGGTATTGGTTGGTTCATCTTGATTTGCTCGAATGTCGCAAAATGATACGTCCGTCGTATCATTTTGCGACATTCGATTGTTCATCATAGATTCCTCAAGTTTTTTATAATCTATCGAATACCATTTTGTCTTATCAAACGAATATGTATTATGATTTGCGGAAATTACATATCCGTCCTTTTCTAATTTTGCAAAAATCCGTTTAATTGTTGGAATCGACCAAAAAGGAAAATTATCTCTTTGCCAATCCTCATATGTATTAAACGTCCAGTATCTTCCATCAATAAAATTCTTTCCGCTCCGCTCATTAAACTCCAACCAGTATTCAATCTGGTTGAGAACAATGGCTTCATTAAGCCCAACTAACATAGCCAATTCTTGGCGAATGTTGAGCATTCTATCTTTATTTATAAATAAACTTCTTGCTGTCATTTTAATTACCTACCTTTCAAGTAATTGCCTCAATTTGGATTTAGGCAAGGAAACGGTTAAGGCTTACCGCTTTCGTGTTGCAATCACTATCCTTGCCTAAGTTGGGCTAGTTGGATTCGAACCAACGAATACAGGAGTCAAAGTCCTGTGCCTTACCGCTTGGCGATAGCCCATAAATCTATGCTTCTTCTACTTGTCCAAAAACTTCACAATATCGCTTAACATCAGTAAATCCAAGAATCTCTTTTGCTTTTTCTACTGATTCCGTTCTAATATCAGAGTAAGTAGTAATTATATGACCATCTCCAAATCCATCTTGATAATTTTCAAATTCACATTTTGCCGAAAAGAAGTTCTGTCTAAAAGTCATAAAATATTTTCTACCATTTTGTTCACCAATTACTTCCGCATTATTTGTTCTATAAAGTTTTCCACAAATAATTGCAGAAGAATGATTGGTTTCTCTAATAAATCTCATATTACACACACCTTTACGATTAATAAACTTTTACTACAATGGACGCTCTGGGCATCGAACCCAGGAATCTTCCGGTTATGAGCCGGATGCATTAACCACTTTGCTAAGCGTCCTAAGCACGACCCGCTTAGATTATCACACCGTCTACTATCCAGTTCCTCTGGTTTCGCAAGCATACTCGTGCACTAATATGCTCCGGTAGTTTTCAGCGGGCATTATCATTCTTTGTGAGGCGTTGTGCGTACTCTCACATCAGCCGGGAGCGACCCGGCAACATGGGGAGTATAAGAATCGAACCTATGTCTCTGGTGGTATCGATTTTTATGTTTACGATTATTCTGCTTTCCCCAGTGTCTTACCACTTGACTAACTTCCCAGGCTCATCCGTCCCCTGTATAGCCCCAAAGAACGGACAATGTTTATCAGACATTCGCTCTTTCCCCTATTGGGCGGGCATGTGAACCTTCGCTACTCGGCTATGAAGAGCAAAATTCTGCATAACAGAATCGAACTGTGCTTACCCCAACGCCTGACTTTTGAAATGTACTCTGGTTGCGCTCACGCCATTTCCATTACAAAAGCGAGTGGATTTGAACCACATATGCAGAACTCGTATCGTCATACGAATGGGAAGTATAGGTTCCGACCCTATCTCTCCTGCTCTTCAGGCAGGCGCTTTCACCAGATTAGCTTACTTCCCAGTATAAATCCCCCTTGTTCCGTACAAGGACGAAATTTTATTAACTTCCGTTGTAAACTCCATTTTCTGGAATCAATGGGAAACCTTGTTTCGCTACCGTTTATCGCAGAGTCGTTTGCAAACAAGAAAAGGTCAACACATCTCTCATGGGAAGAACTGGATTTGAACCAGCAGAACCCGAAGGTACCAGATTTACAGTCTGGCCCGCTACCAATTACGGTATATCTTCCCTCAACGGGCATGCGCCCGTTAGCAACATCTTTATCGTGCATATGCTTTACACTATCCGGTTTGCAGCCTTTCACCGGCAACTCTTTTATCCAGCTACCTCGCAAAACTGGACGGACAATTTCTTCTCACCCGCAGGCTTTTCCCCTTGCCTTATCGGTTCACATGCAAAATTGCCACTGGTGTTTTAGGGAAAATCTTAGCAAGGTTTTTACTAGAACCGCTCTCACGGTTCCGCTACTTTTTCTCCATCATGGTAGATGGGAAAACACATTCCTTGAAACTCCCCAGACACGCTTTGGCGCCGATTATGTACTCCAGAATGTTATCAGCAACTCAAATCCGTCCGCATCGGCGTTCCCGTACACTAGCCAAATTTGGTGACTGAGTAAATGCTGATAAGTTTTTCTACGGCTTATACGGGGGCCGTAGCATTTGGAAGATTGGAAAGCCTACCTATCTCTCCTGCAGCAGTTAGCTCATGCTTGCCAAGGCCGGTTTATATGGCTTAACCTGCTGCCATGTCTTGGAACTCCCATACAGGTGACACGTCTGCCAACTATTATCCGACTGCCTCAAACAGGAAGCAGCCTGACCATATACTGCATGGTAAAAACGTTCCAAGCTATCAACCGGATTCGAACCGACAACCTATCGCTTACAGGGCGATTGCTCTACCATTTGAGCTATGACAGCTACTACAAATACCAATGATAACCACTCATTGGCATGGATACTCCCCTGCGTTTACCGTTCCAGACGGATTGCAACGCCCAGTTCTCTTGTGTATCCTTCCCAGGCTGTAAAACCTCACGGCGGTCGTAAGCCGCCTTAACAGCCTATTGGCTATGAGGTAGAGGTCAAGTATGAAAAAAATCAAATCCGCATATTCAGCACAAGTATGCGGAATAGGGAGAACAGGAATCGAACCTGTGACTTCGGAGTGTTTCGTCGGCTTCTCCGCACTCTACCACTGAGCCATCTCCCTTCAATCCGGTCGGAATTATGCCAACCGGATGTTTTACCAGATATGGTAATGTTATGCGGCTTTTCAGCAACTACCGCATTTCAACGCTACCTTTGGCCCCGATTCACGAGATAATGTTTCTTGGGATTCCACATTATTATCCGCATTATCCAGTTGCACCATGGGCTCCAGCTACTCTGGATGCCTCGACCGCTCACAAGGGTAAGGAATCCCGTGCTTACCTGCTTGATTCGGTCTTATTGCCTGCTTTACAGAACTTTTTGATATGAATTGAACCCATTCGTATGTAATGAACAGGATAATTCCGAAATAGGTGAAAATCATTTAATCCTCCAACCATTCGTTGTCGAGACAGATAAACCCAACCACTGCACCACCGGTCAATATAATCCAAATTATCCAAAACAGCACTATCGGAAAGCCAGAAGTCAAATACTCTACCGTTGATTCTATGTCCTGTCCAACGTAAAACGGTGAATCATCTTTCATGGCTCCGTCTCGCAAATCAGTATAGACTGTGCCAGTATATTTCGGATTACATCCATAATATTTGAATCTCACAAATCCAGATTCATTCATTGTGTCTATGTAATCCGTTCCCGGCATAGCCACTTTGGAATAATCCATTTCGATATCGCAAAATTGGATTTTCTTACTATGGACTTCTTCACTTCCGGCATAATCCCATGACCAATATGTTTCTGTCCTTGTATGGGTTTTTCCGTTGAAATCCGTATATGTGACCGTTCTGGTATGCATATTGTAATGCTCCTCAACCTTTTCCACGTACAGATATTCTCCACCAATTTCTGGATATGTGACTGTATCAATCGCCTCCAGTTCTCCATACACAAACGCATTACCAATACTGGTATTCATGCCATACCGAAACATCTCTGTTTCAGTTATCTTTGCCGCCTTGTAATACTCTGCGTTTTTGTCCATCTGGTGTTCTTCTATTTTCCCGGCAAACACGAATCCAAGAATCATCATCACCGCAATAATGGTAATACTGGCCAGAATCTCACGCATTGTTATCTCATAACTTCCGAACCACCACGACTTTTTCATAATCATTCACCAAACAAATTCGTCGGCGCATCAACCGGAGCCTGATAGTCCAATCTCTGATAATCCAGCACCTCATAACCTGTCCAAGACAGAAACTGTCTGGCCGGAAATCCTTTTACATACCGGTTATATGTACCTACCTGCTTGTTGTAGCTCTCTCGGTACTGGGCAATCATGTTTTCCGTGGTAGCAAGCTCTGTCATGAGCTGTTTGTAATTCTCATTACTTTTCAGTTCTGGATACGCTTCTGCTACCGCTGTAATTGCAGTAGTCACATTCTCGATATCTCCGGTGCTTCCTCTGCCGGCCACAATCGCCTGTAACGTTTCCGCCTCATGCTTGTCATACTGCTTAATCGTATCCACAAGATTTGGTAGCAAGTCGATTCTGCGCTTCTCCTGCACCTTAATGTCAGACATGGAGGTTTCAATGGATTCCTCCAAGCCGATTGCCTTATTTCTGCTGCCCTGTACGCCAAATACGCACGCTACTGCAATAAAAACAATTCCTACTGCCACAATGGCACCTATCTTCCATGTTTTTATTTTGATTTACCTCCCGTTTTTTAACACTCAACAATTATTCCGACAGTGATATGCTCCGAACACCATCAGATTGACTTCCTTTTCATCAAAGCCACACCTGTTCAGTCTACGAACCATGGAATACTTCTCCTTTGTCGGAAGTTTCCAGAAATTCTCCCGGAGTTTACCCAAGCATATGATACAGTTTCTTACTGCCTCAAACAATTCTTCAAATGCCAATTTGATTTTGATTAAAATCCGCTTAAACTCTACAACCATCATATTGCCAGATTCATTGATACATTTTTTCTGTGATTCTGTCATGCATATGTACATTTCCGTAATCACCTCCACCAAATCAATCCGGCACTTGCCAGAAAGAGAAATATCATCACGGAAAATCCAACCACAGAAGCAACATCTTTAACATTATTCCACATGAACCATCCTATGATAGCCGCCATAATAATATCTCCACAGGTTACAATAGACTTAATTACTTCCATCACCATCCTCCATTCCGATAATTTGGTTCAAGATTTCTTCCGCTAAATGCTTCGCCCCATATTCAGCGTGAATTTCGGATTCACCATCTCCAATATAATGCTCCTTTGGTTTTAAAACGCTGAAAATACTCGCCACAAAACCATCGTACAAATCTCCCTGTTTCAAAAGCTCATTTCGGAGAATTTTGATAACTATCGGTATTGTAAAAAATGGCATCTTAACTGTAGACATACGCTATTTCCTCCTACTGCAAGTCGTTTACGGAAAACACAATCCCCAAGCAATACGGTTCTCCATCCTCATACACCATGAATGTCTCATGTGGAATGTCAGTCTTGTACGTCCATGGGATAACATTTCCGTCCTCATCCTTGGACGCCTTGTCGCACCATAACGCTTCAATGCAATTCGGGAAGTCTTTCTTATCGTCCTCGCCGTTATAAACGCTCTCTTTCGAGAACCAGACCTTTCCACCATCGAAACAACCGCCCTCGTCACTCATGGCTCCCTCAAATTCCATCAAATCGTCTGAAGCGCCGGTGACAATTACCCAACCGTTATCTTTAGCTGTCTGGATTTCTTTTTTCGTAAACATATAAGAATCATATTCTTTACCATCAAGCTGCTGTGCAAATTCTTTTATTTTCATAGGATTACTCGCCTTTCTTCACTTCATCAAAACAGCCGTCATAATACTCTGTTTCCAGACCGTAATTTTCGCTTTCCTCGTTATCACATACCCACTCGCCATCTATACGTTTGTGGTGTTCGCAGTTGCCGCACATTACTCATCCCTCCACATTGTCAAATCTTCATTCATGTTCCAACTCCAATGTCACATAATATCCGTTTCCCTTTATATGCTCAATGGTATACGTTCCCAGATTTCCATTGGCATTTATCTTAATCGTATCCCCAACTTTTGCATATTGGTCATATACTGTTTTTCTTACAAAATGCTCCTCAAATACTTTATCCAAAATGAAAAGTAAAACACCCTCATAACTTATTGAAGCATAGCCATGCGGAACAGAATGATATGGAGCAATCTTAAACTCTCCACCAACATTATTAAGCCTTAATCCATTCAAATTTAACGGCTTTACCTGTACCCATGATTCTCCCTCATTGCCATACATCGTTCATTCCTCCACAATTGCCAGTTCTTTGCTAAATCATCCATGAATCCTTTTTCAATACTAAAATTTTCGACCCCATCAATCATCACAGAATCTATGGCAAAAGTCCTGTCCCCGGCTTCACGCATCAATGCAAAAATCAGCTCCTTTACGTCATCCGGACTGTCACAGTCTGTATTGATTTTAATATTGATTTGCAACTTTTTAATAGCCATATTATGCCCTTTCTCTTACAAAGCCTTAATTTCCTTGCGCTTCCAGAACAGACTTTCTCGGACAGTAATAATTGGTAATCTGACCGCTCTTGCCCGCCGGAACTGCAACCAGAACACGTTCGTGGATACTGATATGCCTATCATATTTGACATGACTTGGTTTTACGTCATGCGGAAGAAGCAAATCTGTATCCTTTTTTGCTGATACAATTGCTATAACCTTTCCCGTTTTTTTCTTATCGCTACCCTGCGCCTGGCTTGTCCATGTAACTTCTTTTCCAACTCCAATCATAATCAGTTCTCCTCACCTTCATTGTATTTAGGAAATCCCCTTGTACTGAATCCTTCTGACTTACAGATATACTGTTCTTGGTTACTATCCATATGGGTATCCTCCTAGCTGGAAAGCCTTTTTATTTTTTTCGGAATTAAAGGGACTAACTGGCGCCGACATCGGCTTCCTACAGACCCCCTCCCGCCCCATTTGCATATGACGGTTGATTGGCTGAAATACTGCACAAATTCCAGTTCAAAAACTATGCATATTGCTGTTTCAAAGGCCATCATCACTTATATTCGTTTTCAACTATTCGCTAAATATCAATTTCACGAATAGTTATGGTTGAAATCTGCACAAAATCTGTCAAAAATATTATGCACAATAACCAATACACTATAAATTGTGCCTATTGTATAACAGACACGCTGTATTGTCTGATAATATAGTAGTCTAATCCGGCAAATCATCCACGCTCCCAGGCAAGGATTCCATTTCTTTGGCCCTGGCTACTATCTCCTCGCGGCTATATGTAATGCCCGCTTTGCTTCCGTCTGCTCCCCTTGGCTGCCCCATATTCCATCCGTGCCGCCTGTTTAATGCTCCCAGTATTCCGACGGGATTTCTCTTCCCACCAATGAGCATGTTTGACAGACTTTCCTCGTTCTCCATGTTCAATTTTTTGTATATAACGGAACCTTTTGAACCTACTCTCGTCTCATCCCTGCCCCAACTGTTAACCGTATCTGTATCTATACCAGTCAATTTACTAAACCCACTTATAGATACCTCTTTGTCATACTCATAACATAGAGTTATATATATATCACATACACAGTCTATTAAATCCAGATTATAGGCATTGTTTAATCTTGTATCTGTATATAACCTTTCACGGTTAACAGCAAACAACTGTTTATTAATATATATAAGAGCAGCATTCCAGCGGCTCTGCGGCTCCTTACGCATATCCTTTATGCCTCTATTGTCGATGTACTCTTGGAGATACATAGATATATCATTTGCATAGACATCTATGGTATTACCGTCCCTATCTGTTATTTTGACCATGTTAATATTAATATCTGACATAACTGTATATCTCCTCTCTGGGGCTATGTAACCCAATTATATATAATCCTTATCTATCCACATGGGAATATGTATATAATATATATCTATTCCGCTACACTGTATTTGTATTAACTATAAGGCAGACCCATTGAAGCATTGCGGCCTCCTCTCTGCCTGGTTAAGGTAAATAAAAAAAAGGCCCCAACGCTTAGACAGACTGCTACATCCGTCTATAACGTCAAGGCCCCGTGGACTGGTTATACTTCGCCGCGCATCTGCTGGCCGGCGGTCTGCATGTGTGGTCAAGGCATCCGAGACACTAGCACACATACACGCTATATATAATTATCAATTGGTTATACTCTAGCAGATTTTATAATATCTGTCAATAGCCTATTTAAGCGCATCCAAAAAAACGCCTAAATCAGTATAATCCCATTCCCCAGTGACATCTACAACACGGTATGCCTGGGAATAATCCACATTGCTCAAATCTCCGTCAAAATCATCGTCATCTGGCAAGTCAAAATAAAATTTTAGCAGACGATTGTTATCTGTGATGCCGTATTGATAAAACTCGTCCATATCAAAACACTCATCAGTGCCAACCATATAAATTTTATAACTTACGCCATCAACCAAAACGGTAGTGTACCGACAATCGCTATCTAACAGTTCGGCCTCGGTCACATTCCGACGCCCCTCAATAATTTCCAATGCCGCTTTGCGCAGTTCTTTATTTTTATTTTTATCCATTTTACTTACCTCCTATATGACTCCCTGATATCCTCTTTGTTGATACTCCAAGCATATCACATGTGCGTTATATTGTCAATATTATATGTGCGTTATTTTAAGATTTTTTCTAACTCATCCAATTTACTTAATACTGTGTCACGGATAAAGGCGGAATTAGTTTTATTAAGATTAAGCGCCTCAATCCTTTCCTTTGTCCCATCAGGGAAAACAATATTTAATCTGTAGTTTCTTTTTTCGTATTCTCTCACGGCTTTTCTTTGCGAATCTGTTGTCTTTAACTCCTTATTTCCCATCATTCCACCGCCTTTGTCATATATGTGTCTTACCTAATTATATATTATGTGCGTTACATTGTCAATAAATATGTGCGTTATACACTTTGCACATTTTTCTGTCTATATATGTGCGTTATTTTGTTAGTTATTCCGGTATTGCACTTTGCTTATATGTGCGTTATAATTTAGGCATAACAAAACAACAACACATCAAGCAAAAAGGAGATAAAAGCCATGGTAAAAAACATCATCGATTTAATTGAGGCCAGCGGAGCCGAATATATAGGCATAAGACATTTGGCAGACGATGAGCATTACAACGTTGGAGATTACTGCCGTAACTCTTATGACTGGGATTATGAGCACGATTGCTCCACATACGAGACGGATGAGCCGCAAGAGCTTCCAGGCACGTGCGCATACAATACCAAGATACATTCCGGATGGGACGATCCGGATGAAATCAAGTCAAAGCTGGAAAAAGCCCTTAACGCATCCAAAGTATACTATGGCAATATTGTTATCATCGGCGGAGACCGTGTTACCTATGGTAATGACGAGGGCGAAATCATCATAGAGGATGCCGTTGTTATCGCAACTGTTTAACCGTACCACCAAATGAGAGGAGATAAAAACCATGACAAAATATTTTAAAAATGTGAAATCCCTAGAGGATTTGAAAAACCAGTTTAAGGCCCTGGCCCGGAAGAATCACCCGGATGCTGGAGGAAACGCCGAAACCATGAAGGAAATCAACTGCGAATATGACGCGCTTTTCCCTATTTGGAAGGATCGTCACAACACCGCAGAGCCGCAGAACCAGACCACCGAAACCGCGGACAGCACCCGCCGCCGGTTCTACACTGACTGGGGATGGGAAGGAAGCCGCTACAATTCCAGCATGAGCACTACCGAAATTTCCAAAGCAATCAAAATCTATTGCAAAGAGAAATATCCAACATGGAAATTTTCAGTTACATCAAAATATTTTTCCGGCGGTTCCTCTATTGATATTTCCGTCATGGAAGCACCTGAACAGATTTTCGACCTTGCAGCCTGTCGCAAAGCATACGCTGAGCATCTGGAGAACGAAAAAATGGGCTACTATGGCGGCCGCGGTCTGGGAATGGACATAGAAAAGATGTTGACGGATGACAAAATGCACTGGCAGCTACACAGAATTAGTGACCATTACAAGGAATATTTCACCGAATACGGTTTTTCGGTTCTGGAAGATGTTTATAAATTTATGCAGTCCTACAATTATGACGACAGCGACAGCATGACCGATTATTTCGCCTGCAATTTTTACAGCTCTTTTAACATCGGAAAATGGGACAAGGGTTTTAAAATCGTTCCCAAAACCGCCAGAATAAAGAATCAGGACAGTGCCCCAGCGAAAAAAGCGCCGAAGAAAAAACCAGCGGAGCCGGAAGCAATCGAACAGAAAACCGGCTACACCTACAAAATCACAAAAGGCGAGGACACACGGGACGGCTCCGAACTGTGGCTTGTACGAATTGAAGAAACGCTTGACCGTGAAGCATATAAGGCCGAAGCCGCCGCCATGAAAGAGCGTGGTGGATATTACAGCAAATTTCGCAAGGCATTTATTTTTCGATTTGACCCCACCGAAATTTTGTCCGGTGGAAAGGCGGCATAATAGGCTGCCTGGCGGCATTTGGGCTGGTTCGACTCCCGCCGCTGCTTTTTCATTTCGCGGTCCCCAGGGACAAGGGGAGAAAGAAAACCTTGAAAACAATGTTAGATAAAGCAATTATCGCTATTGCCATCGGAGCACACCGTCGACACGGGCCAGACGGTTGGAAAATGGCAATTGTGAAATTGCCGCAAGAAAAAGAGCCTACAGGATAGGCCCTTTTTCCATCACTTAAACATAATGTTTTGTAATAATAATGTTATTTCAATCCACGTGCGGGAAATCGGTTTCCCGGCTGACAAGCAACCCATTATGTTGCCAACGACAATTACATTATTATATTACACCAAAAAGCATAAATAATCAAGAGTTAAATAATCGCATAATCGCAGTCCCCAAAAAAAGGAAAGAAAGGAACGACATGAAACAGATTGAAAAATGGCTACAGGATAATGGCATTACATGATGTCCGACAGCGAAAACAAATATAAGGTCGGGGAAACAGGATTGACAATGTATTCTTCGATTTGCAGATGCGATTCCTGCAAAGAGGAATTCTTTGCAGATTTTTTTTTAAAAATCCTAGATACCAGTATTGCCCTCATTGTGGGCGTATGTTTGTCAGTTGGAATCATGCTGACACAGAAAATCAACACTAACGCAACTGACACTCCCGCTCCATGGCTTCGACCAGCAGCAGGTTTACGACCTGCAGGCGGGATTTAAGCACTTGCGGCGGCCCCGTACCCGTCTACAAGCCAACGCAAGCCGGTAACCCAAAGACACCAACCACGCCCCGGTGATGTAATCCGGCGCTTAACGGTTGCGCGATAGCATCCAGCACACAGGCAATACACCACCCTACAAGCTACGGGACGGGACGCAGACGGGAGGCGTATTCCCTGAGGGCAAAAATCAAAAATGAGAGGAGGAGCCGACCATGAGTAACCGCTCACGTAGTCCGCCGACACATCAAAACAGTCCTCCCACGGTATTCAGTCCGTCAGCCGTCAGCCGGTACGGGGACTTTTGCACGTTTGCAACCGCATATTTAGCCGCGTAGCCATTTTATGCATTTGTGGCATATTGCAAAGGTAGCGCCTATAAAGTCCCATAGCGGGGCTTGTGGTGCGTGAAACCGATATTTTAGGATTGTATGTTATCGCCGATTGTGGTATTATACGCTTATAGTAGATATTGTGTGCGCCGGTATGATAAACTACGCCAGTTTGGACAATCTTCTTTCAAACTGACATAATGCCGCCTGGAAGGCAAGGTATGTTCCTAAACAGTTTTATCAAAATCCAAAGCAAATCCGATGCAAATTCAAAATCAACTTTTCGTGATTTCACCAATCACCAAAATTTAAAAATTCTCCGAAAAATATTTTTGACATTCTTCTATCAGATCTCCTGCTCCCGGGGGGTATCAAAAAACGTTACCTTGTTTGCATATTTTCAATTTTCCATTGTATCAACTCAATCTGTTCCAGATATTTTTTTGCTGTCAAACCAAAGCCCCCCTATCCAACATAACGGGCATGAGCTTGTCGTACCGTTTCTTTGCTTATTTTTGCATAGCACTTAAGTGTTGTATCAACTTTTTCATGACCAAGCACTTCCTTTACCATCTCAATTGGTGCGCCCTTATTAATCATATCTGTTCCTACTGTACGCCTAAAAACATGAGGTGTAATTCTAACACCATCTAAGTCCGCATCACGTTCTTTTATTTGATTAAGAATATTTCGTACTGTCTTGTCCCCTATGCGGCTTTGAGGCCTATGTGGTGATACAAACAACGCTGGGTTATCATCATTACGGCTGTCGATATATCTCCAAAGATGCAATGCCACTTGTCCATTTAAACATACTTGCCGTTCTTTTCTTCCCTTTCCATAAACAACAGCAGTTTTACGATGAAAGTCCACATCTGCAATATCCATTCCGCATAGCTCAGATACCCTTATGCCTGTTACATATAACATATCACATAATGCCAACTCAAATTCATTTTCACAAGCGCATCTTACCATTTCGCGTTGTTCTGGCTGCAATGTCGAGCCTATTCTATATTCCACCCGCGTTTCTTTTAATTTCTTAGCTGGATTATTTGGCAACAGGCCCTCTGTATACAGAAAAGAGAAGAAACTACGTATTGATATAAGTTTACTATTATAGGTCCTATCCTTCCATTTCCGCACTACTTTCCCATATCCAAGATATCCTTTTAAATCCTGGTATGTAATCTCTGTAACATTTTTATTTATATGTGCCAACATATTTTTTAAATTGTATTTATAATTATTTATACTACCATCAGTGCACCCATCTAATTTCATCTGAAACAAATAAGCGTTAAGGTATTCCACTGACCTATATATCTCATTGGAAAGAGCCGTTTCTTCTGTGAAAAACTGAAAACCAGATAGGCACATATTAAGTATCTGTTTTACTTCATTGAGTCGTTCCTGTTCTTCGATGACATCTACAATATTATCCATCACACGCCTGACAACATCATCCATACTTACCTGTTCTGCCATATATTTCCACACATCCTTTCCTTGTAATTTTGTACAGGATAGGTTATAATTATCCTATCCAAAGATGAAAAGCCCTTCAGCCGCCAAGCACACGGGGCTTCTTTTTCGTACATATGTTCTTTTACGATGTTTTTTATTGCCGGGGTACTCCCCGGCTTATTTCATTTCAATCTCAATATCACATTCATCTTTCAGCACTGAACGGATATCATCCAGTGTGTACAGCCCCTTATCAAACTGCCTATAAAACTCGATACAGTAATCCACGAACCGCTGTTCCCGACTCTTTCCATCCACTTCCCTACGCATCAGTTGACCAAAATGGTCCTTGAACATTAATACTGGAATGCCCAGCATCATGAGAAAAGCAGTCTCTGCCGCGTCATGGGTAGCCTCTTGTTTAATTTCCCGCAATTGGTCTCTGGATAGATTATATGTAGGCTGTTTTCTGTTCTCTCGTTCTACGCGTCGCCTTTCCGCTCGTGTCATAATATCTCCTCACTCCTTCGGCAAATTATGTGACTTTATCATCCTTACAGTATCAAATTTTTTCTCTATAAATACGTTCTATTTCTTCCAATAAGACATGTATTAATAGATTCTTGATGAATTGACTTTCTCCGAATTCCTTCCCCAAATCTTTTATTCCATATATAAGACCATCCCAGTATTCATCAGAATCATTGGGGTCACTATACTTCTTAAACAGTTTCCATGTATATGTAAATGCCCTCTGGTAATCCTTTTCCAATAATGGCTCACCACCTGCCTTGACTCTCTTTATTTCTTGCCAAACGGCTAGGCAAAACAGCCGTCTCATGACTCCGATATCATGCTTCGATAGCATTTCTTCTATATGCTCCTTCATGACTTTTTTCCAGTTTTTCATCAGCATCCATGCATCTGTATAAGCCTGCCAGTACCTCTTAAGTTGTTCTTCGCTCATATTCCACCGCCTTTATTTGCACGCCCAGCACCCGTACCGTATCCGGCCCTTGTTGTTGCGCTGGCCATCACACGCGCGGCGCCCGTTGTCTATGTAACACTGTCTCATAATACCGTATCACTCCCTTCGGTGGCCGGCGCAGTCCCGGAACCGGGCACAGGCTGGTATACATGTACGGCGGCGCCGTCCGGATGCGCTCCTTGATGGCCTCGTCAGCCTGGGCGGCCAGAGCCTTGCTGCGGTCGATACGGCTGACCTTAGCCTGCTTACTGTCTGCTTTCTTTCTCAATCAGGTACCTCCCTTCGTATCACAAATGTCAGTTTAGTCGATAACAAAATCAAACCAGTGACAGTTAAAATCTGTCTCTTTTTCCGGAATTGGCATACAGACACCCACCGCATCTTTCACGTATAGTTCACCGTTAATTTCTATGACAGTCATGGGATAATAGCCAAATCTTCGTACTTTGCAGTCGATTTTTTTACCCACAAGGTCTTTTGCGTTGCCCTGATATAATTTCATTTATTTTTCCTCCTCCAAATGCTAATTTTCCTATTGCTCAGTCTATCCACCAGTCCTTCCCGTTCTCTATCTCCTTTTGTGGCATCAATTCCCCTTTCCATTTATCCAACAATCCACATGGATACAAAGAAAATTCCAGTTCCGGCAGACGTATTGTCAATTCATCCTCTGCCTTGTCATCCCTGTTCAATGCTGGCTTAAATCTGTTTATGTAATAAATTTCATACAAGAACATATCTGCTTCCGTCTGGCACGTGGCCGTTTCGATATGTGTTACACTGAAAATGTCTATCAGCTTGTGCATGGGCAGTTTGAAGAAGTGCCCCCGCAATCTGCTGTTGATTGTCTGTTTAGTACGCCCCAGGTACGCCACAAACTCTGTTCCATCCGGTCTTCCATAAAAAATTTTATATATTGTGTATACAGTCTTTTTTCCCATTCCGCTGCCCTACATTTCCGCCTCTATCTTCTGCGGCTTCGCTTCCGTGTATCCTGCTGCCTCCGGTTTTCCCGTAAATTTCGATTTAATCGCAAGAAGCTGCACTTGCATCCAACTCAATACCCTCCATCACTGCCCTGGCTTCAAGAACTGCAATATAATCAGTCATGGCGGAAATCTGCATGTTATATGTACTTCGTGGGCAGGTTGGAACAAACCCAAGCTCTATTCCCCTGTCCCATTTATTCAGCATATTAGCCAATCCTCTGTATCTGATAACTAACTGCTGATACTCTGCAATAAATCTCTTTTTGTAATCTGCACTATTCATTCCTTCTACTGTATCCGCTAATTTCATCATGTCTTCCTCTTTTCTCCCACACTTAGCAGTGGGCGGCTAAATTTCGATTTGGTTGACAAAAACATGTAAAATCTGTAAAACACGCTCATGTTAAGCAAATCTTAATTTGAATACTCAGCACTTCTTCCCCGGTTCTGGCCGGTATGGTTCCGGCAGTGGCATCCATGCAACAACACTTTTCATTTCTTCTCTCCATGCCTTATTTTCGCTATTATCACCGTCAGCAACTATGAACCATTTTTCGCATTCATAATAGCAGTATTCAATATCGTATCCTCCAAATTGTTTTGCAAATGTTACAAGGAAAAATTTTGGTTCATCCGGCAACTGTTCCGATACTGGAATCCATCTTCGACTCTTCTTTTCTTCCAAAACAGTTATTGCCTCTTCGATAGCATAGTCTTCGGGTTCTGGATATACATATCTATGCCCAGACGCAAAAGCCGGAGCACCAATCATATCTGCATAATCCTGTAATGGATTTTGCATACCTTTTAGTAATTCTATTGCTTCTTGCTCTTTCATATAGTTTCTCCTTTTCCATAGTTAAATTCTAATTTCAGTTGTCAATACTACCACTCCGGAAATGATACTCCGGCAAATAATTCTTCTCTAAAGTGGAACGGACACATTTTATATACTTCATTCAATAAACTATTTCGTAATGTTAGGTCTTTCATATCCGCATATCGTAGAATATTACTTCTTATCTCCTTCAAAAAATCCTCTGTCCATCTGGCTCCGTTTTGTTCTTTTTCTCTCTGTTCTCGTTCTGTCTGTGCAGAAAACGTTTCCCAGGGGAACAATACATGTGATATATATATTTCTTCTTTCTTCACGTTTTCCCTTTCTCCGGTATTCCCTAAAATTTCGATATAGTGGATGTGCGCCAGACCGGAACCCCTGGCCGTATGGTCCTCCATTATCTCTCCATAGGCACATCCGCTGCTGGTCTTACTGGTTGTGCATACACCAGAGCCATGCCAGCTATCTTTACGCAGTCACGGTCCTGCGAATCAGGTACCGGTATGCGCTGCTGCGTTATAAGCATTATACGGGCATCTGGTATGGACAAGGACTCCCCAGGTAACACCGGTCCATAAGCTCCTCCGCTTCACCGTTCTCCAGCGCTTTAATAGCCATCTCGTAAGCCTGTATCTGCCTCTCTGCCTCTGCTATAAAATCTATCTTGTCAGGTATCGTGTTTCCGACAATACCTGTACGCACCATTTGCTCCCATCCCTTATCTGTGGTTTGGTAGCGGTATGTATTAATGTGTTCTTGTAATATCGCAATTGCTCTTTGTCTATCTATCATCCATCTACCTCCATGCGCCACTCAACATCCCATTTGATTCTCTGCCCACAGTGTCCGCAATATGGATAGCCTGAATTAACCCCTTCACCGCAAGATGGACACAATCCGATATTCTCTTTGTCTTTAATAAAACATCTTTCATCCTCTGGTTTTTTTGCTATCTGTTTCTGTAGAGCTGATATGACAGCCTCAACATTTTTCAATGGTATATGTCTAAATGACTTAACCTCTTGGCATCCCATCAATTTTGCATTTTTAACTACCATTGATAGGTCTTTCGCGATTCCTTCTTCAATCATCTCTCTTCCTCCTGATGCATTTCGTCATATTGGTACTGTAAACGGCATTCTTTACAGGTTCCGTAAGGTTCTCCATCTCCACCCATGGTTCTTAATCCGGCACATAAGCCTTCTTCCATCCCTGGATATTCAAATTTGGTCATATAGCAATGAGCAATCGCATCTTCAATCCTTTTTTCATCTTCCTTTATCTTTTTGTATTCCCAATCCAAAAGCATGAGCAAATCCGCTCTTGTTGTCGCATTATGAGTTTCCAGACTTAACTCCCGCTCTATCAAACCCATCTTTTTTTCGTACGGCAACCATTCAAATCTTTCTTTGTCATACTTCATCCCTCTGCCTCCTTATATGGCTCCGGCAATGGCATCCAGGCCAGCACGTCCAGTTTCTCCCACCCATCAGTAAATGATGCTCCGTTCCAAAGTGCCATAATCACACAGTCTGTATTTTTGACAGACACTAAATATAACTCCAACGGTTTGTTATCATATAGCGGATTTTCTTTTGGTTTCTTTGGGAGCCGTTCAGAAGCGGGAATCCACGCATCGCCCAGGCCCGCAATAGCTTCCATTGCACGCCAAACTCCATTAGCCGCTTCTTGGTTATGTTCTTCTCTTTTTATGCGCTCATACAGTCTTGCTAATGTGTCGATCGCTTTTTCTTTTTCCAGATATTTTCTCATCTTCTCTTCTCCTTCCCGGCATGCGTCCGAAGTGAATGTTCAGCTCCGTCCGCCGCTTTGTCTTGATTTTGGTTACTAATCTGGCATTCCAAACTGCTTATATGTCGCCGTGAATGTAAATTTTTTTCCACATTTACAGCAGGTTTCTGTTACTTTACAGGTTTTACTTTCATCGTCGCAGTCTATTTCGGTTTTACCTGGCTGGAATCTATGACCACCAGTTAAAAAACAGCATATTCTTTTCATTCCTCTGTCTCCTTCGCTAAATGCATGCCAAATGAGTCAATTGCCTTCATGGCCTCTCCCAAATCATCAAACACCCTTCCATCGTACGAGATATCATCAATCCGGTACCCCAGTTCATCTCCATCGGATGGGGTTGCTACCCTCAAGGTGCAGATATCCATACCTTTGTATTCCGTTACCTTTGCGTATCTATCATTCAAATGTTTCATTGCATTTACTCCTCTAAATATCAGTTTTGCGGATAAAGCAAATCCGGATTGTCAAAAATGTTGCCAACAACATCAGCATTTGCAAACATTTCAAGCGTATACTGTTGATAGCTATCGTCTATATCATCCACAGCAAATCCTATATAATCTTCCGTATACCACATTACTTTTCCGACTGCCTTAATTGCATCATGGTAGATAATATCATTCTCCCAAATTTCTCTACCGTTCTTATCGGTTATTCCGGCATACTGACAGACGGTTTTAGGGTCTATTTCAATCCATTCCGCATAACGTTCGTCATATCCATGGTCATCATCATATACCGGCAAGATATAGTGATGTCCTCTGCATTTTACATAATAGCCTTTCTCCCACTCGGCATTGTCCAATCTCTTTGCCTTACATAAATATCTGTCCATTTTGTTCCTCCGTTAAATATTAATTTTGTTATGCAAACTTTAGCTGTATTTCACTATCATCAATTCTCATATTTGGCATCCGCTCACCCACTTTGAGATACGGACAATTTGCCTGCACCAGCACCTGTGCCATAATTGGCACCACACTATTTCCGATGCGTGCAACCTGTTCGCTTATAGGATATGGTTTCCGGTCAATATCCCGGTCAAGAATATAATCTGTAGGAAATCCCTGCCCCAGCATTAACTCCTTTGGCTTTAACATCCGCAGGAAGATATCCATGATGGCATATTCGTTCCCCAGCACTGTAACCAACGCAAATCTATCTTTCGTCACAATCGTGTGAAGAGGGCCATTTATGCTCTGACCAATACCACAGCCGTAATACTCCATGATAAATTGCGACACCCAGGTGCATTTCTGAATTATCTCGTCTGCTTCGTTCCCAACGTTGGAAAGCAGTTCTTCTTTCGGTATCGCCAGCACACTGACCTGTCCGAAGTGTCCCGGAGAGGTGGTAATCGTATGTATCGGCTCTGCCAGAGACTGTCCAGAACCTGACTTATAAAACTTTGTCAAGAATGCCATAACCAGCCCGTAACGGTTACTTGTATCTATTGTCTGGATTGGCTCCACCAGTGATTGCCCTCTCACTCCGCTCTTGGTAGTTTCGGAATGATACTGGATAAGAATAGGACTGATTAAGCAATGCTCATTCTTTGTAACTACTGTACTCATGGGTTCTTCCATGCTACGGTTTCTATCGGCACAAAATCCTGTTTGCCCTATCTGCATGATATATGGTGTTACCACTCCAAATCCATGTTTCCCTGTAATCGTTGGCATTGGCTCGTGAATATTCTGACCACGGAAATTGTCTCCACCATGATTAACCTGTACAATAAATGGTTCCGGGCAATTAAACACAAACTTCTCCATTCCCCGTGCAATCCGATTCATGGTCTTTTCCGCCAGTGGCTTCTTTCTGTCGAAAATAGATTTCCCCATATCCGACAAGTCCAAATACTTCCAGATAGGCTCCCACTTCTTCAATCCGTCTGTGCCCTTCTTACTATGTGTCGGCTCCGGCCAGATAATCGGCTTACCGTCTCGCCGGAAGATTGCATACCAGCGCTTCCTCGTAGTAGGTGCTCCATAATCTGCCGCCACCAACTCTCGGCTGTCAAAGTCATATCCGAGAGACTTCATCGCGGTAATGAATTTTTTGTAATCCTCTCCTTTTCGCTCTGGTATCGGATGGCCTGTCTTGTCCAACGGCCCCCATTGCTGTATTTCCTCCACATTCTCCATGATAATTACATCTGGAAGAATTGCTTTGGTGTGCTTGTACACCGCCCACGGGAGGATTCTCAGTCCTTTTTTTCTTGGCTGTCCTCCTTTCGCTTTGCTGTGACTGGTGCAGTCTGGACTCGCCCACATAAGCGCCACATGCCGTCCTCTTACATACTTTTGCAGGTCAACCTTGAATATATCCTCTGACAAATGCAGCGTATCCGGGTGATTAACCTTGTGCATCCGAATCGCCTGCGGGTCATGGTTGATTGCAATATCAACCGGTCGCCCCAGTGCCATCTCTATTCCTACGCTTGCCCCTCCGCCACCAGCGAAACAGTCAATAATCAAATCTCTCATTTTCAAAAGGACCCGCTATAGCTTTTCTCCGGCCGGAGGTCGACTCCTTTCATATTTTTCAAAATGTGTGTTTAATCAAACGGTATTTCCCCATGTACTGCAATGAAGCCATTATCGGTCTTATTCCACCCGTATATTTTGTTTTCGGAAGAATAGTTTTTCAGGCGTTTGGTTTCTGGCTCATAATAAAGTGGGATAAAGTAATCCATCACACCGCCATCACGGTCTTTAGCAATCTCTATAACGTTTGTAGCCTGGTAAATCTGGTTATCATCTTTCCATCCAAACATCTGTTTACTAAGGCGTTTAAAATCCTGATTTACTCTGTGAACAATAAAAGCGTTATCTACAGCGTTGCCCAAATCTGCTGTTCCTGAAATATCATCCAACCGGAGGAATCCCATGGCTTTTCTCGGATGTGCCACAAACATGATATGCACATTGTATGGCTTGGCTATCTCACCCTGTAAAGCAAGGATAAACTTGGTCTGTGCCTCAAATTTATTTTCTGACATACCGGAAATATCAAAGGTCATTAGGTTGTCCAGAATCAGCATATCCAGTTTATCTTTTTCGATTTTTCTCTTAAACTGGTCAACTACTGCCTGAAAGTCAAATCCGTATTCATTGTTATACAACCAGAAGTGTTCTCCTAACCATTGTGCTATCTGCTCCTGGTATTTCCGTTGTACGTTGTAATACCCTTCAAACTGAGTTGGTTCTGTGTATCCCTTTCCAGCCGCCTGTAAATTCATCCAACGCATAAAGTTCTTTGGTGCCAGTTCCCCGGAAAAAACTCCAATATTATTTCCAGACTCAACACCATCCAGAACCATTTCAGAAATCACAGAACTCTTTCCAGCTGCTCTCAACCCAGACATAACGGAAACATATCCTTTTTTCATTCCCCGCAATTTCTTATCAATATCAGCAATTCCAGTTTTGATAAAACGTTCTTCCGGCACTGGAAGATTTAAAATATCCATAGCTGTGTAGAATACTGGCTTGCCGTCTACGGCTTCTATTTGCTTTTTAACAGGCTTTTCTTGCTGTCGTGAGTAAATCCTAGCCTCATACTCTTTCTGTCGCTTCTCGTATGCTTCAGGCTCATACAACAGCCTTACATCTTTCCATGTCTTGTCCGAGCAAGAATTGTGGAAACAGTGAAATCCGATTGCCCCAGACCTTGCCTGGAAGATACAGGCATCTTTTCCTTTATGGTTGCTATCAAATGGACATTGTTCCAAAATATACTTTATACCATCCGAGTAATTGGTTTTCTGATAACGAAGCCCATATTTTATCAACCACTCCTCCAGGTCAAATTCATTTGGGCGATACCCATTGTATTTCTGTGGCTTTTCTGGAACCGGCAACATAGCAGCCAGCTTCTCCAAATAAGCCTTATCTGTAGGTTCCTTGCTTCCCTCTGACAACAAACGGCTCATTCTGTGTGGATTCTCGGCAGTATTGCTACCTTTCCTTGCCACTGTTCCATATAGTTTGCAAATTCTCGCAGGATTAAAATTCGTTTTATCAATGTCTACACAATCATTACTAAACAACATGTCCAACACAAGGAGACAGTTCTTAATCAATGCTTTGTTTTCATCACTGTTCCGCAGTCTAATCTTGTAAAGCAGATGGATTCCATTTCCACTCATAGCCGTTATAGGTTCGTTGAATCCAAGATTTTTCATAAAGACATAAACCTTGTTTCCCACTATTTTAGCCTGATTCAGTTGCTCGTCGGTGCTTGATACACCAGATGGACGCTTCGGGTCTGCATCAATAAACAGCCATTCATATCCAACAATATCCGTATCACTTGTAGTAGGAATCTTCCCCTGAACAATCTGAATAAATTTATCGCGTTGCGCCCTGGAATAACACTCTGGCTTAATGCTGTTCAGCGTTATGTACACGTTACTGTCAGAAGAATTCAACCTGCTCAGTTGGTCCAGCATGACTTCTACATCTCTAAAATACCCGCTACTTACTCTTTTCCCGTTTGCTTCCAAGAAACGGACTTCAAACAGTTCTTCATAATCTTTTAAAGCCTGTATTGTTTTTCGGATTTCATCTGGTTCAAATATCTTTTTTCCTACTGCCACCTCTTTACCTCGCCTTTTTCGTAGGCTTGCTGCTCAACTTTTTTCGCCAGTTCCCGTATCTCGGCAATCGTGGGCGGAAACTTGTTTTCCTGAATCCATTGAATAACTGCTTTTTTCATCCATTCAAACTCCAAATCTCGCAGACACTCATACCACACATCAGCTTCGGCGACGGATTTTAAAAGTTCAGTCCTGGAATATGCCCCGCGTAACATGGAAACAATCTCCACAAACTCTTTTTTACTCATTCAGCCATCCCTCCCATGAATTACTGCTGGATTTTTTATCATCATACTGACCTTCCAGAACTTTCGGGAAATTATTTGGCCTAGCAAACCATTCAAAGTAAATCATCCAACCGCGATTGCCTCCACCTTTCAAAAATGTGCTGTCGTTTATTTTTTGTATCGCTTTGAGAACATCATCAATGCCATACTCTTTTATTCTGGCAGAAATCATTTTGTATCGAGTGGAAGTCGATGCCATTCTGCTGACGGGATTTATTCCCAACTGGTTCCATGCCTCCACGACTCGTTGGACATCAGTCCGACATATAGTGTCGTCAGACACTATAATATCTTTACCTATACCTATCCTATCCTTACCTAACCTAACCTGCGTCTCCCAGGTAGGCGAAGTGGTGTCAATTGTGTCGCAAGTGGTACGCTTTTGGTTTCCACTTGGTATACCAATGGTTTCCATATGGTTTTCACTTGGTATACCAATGGTTTCCATATGTTTTCCCACTGGTGTACCTTCATCGTTTTTAAATAACTGATACGCGCCATTTTCTTTAACGGAAAGCATATTTTTTTCCTCAATATATTGTGTCGGTTTGTATCTGTCACTCCGAATGTAATTATGAATAAGCCAATGTTTTATTACACACACACCTTCATCGAACTGGATAATAAAACGCTTCATAAGCAGCATGTCATAATCATTTTGGTTTGCTCCAACATTTCGCATTATTTTCTTTGCGTTATTCAAAAATCCATCATCATCCGCTCTTAACAAAAGATGGAAATACAATGCTTGTGATGATAATGGCATTTCGGTAAATGCATCACTATCAATGATTTTTTTCGACATCATGCGTCTTTCTGCCATTACCTACCTCCAATAATTTCAATATCATTGCACCAGTCTCTTCCGGTTTGCAGAACAGGAATTTTACACCATATTTCCGCCCCATCGTCTCCATGGCTTTTGCCAGCGTCTCTCCTTTAGTCGCATTTGGACTTAGCAATACCTTCCTACGTTCTCCAGAAGGCGTTGTAACCCACTTTTGCATATGCCTACGAGGATTTTCCCATGTGTATAGGTCAGACAGGCTGGAAACACCGTCCTCGTTCTCTACAAGGACATACAGCGTAACTCCAATGTTTCTTGCAAGGGCGCATTCGTCTCGGAACCTGGCGTGCTGTTTTCCGCAAATATTTCCGATTGCCTCCTGTAAATCACGCTTCGTGTCTACCGAAACAGTGTAGCTACCGGATAAATCCATTTTCTTTATCGGGATTCCTCTTGCTTCTTTCCGTTTCAAAACGTCGGCAACCCTATCATCTACCAAAACATAATCCCCCACCGGAAGCGGAACAATCTGTAATTCCGCTCCCAATGCTTTTAGACAATCATGTTTTAAATCATGCTTATGTGCCTGCTGCCCTTTATCAATAAGAATTTTCAATCATACCACCGCCTTAATTGAAGGGAAGACCATCGTCCTCTACCCCATCTGGAATATTCATAAATCCATCTCCAAGCGGACTGTTTGAAGCAGGTCTATCCTGTGGCTGATTTCCACCACTGGAAGCTCCTTTACTATCCGCAAACTCCTGGTCATCCAAAATGACCTCGGTGGTGTATACTTTCTGACCTTCTTTATTTACATAGCTACCTGTCTGGATTCTGCCTGACACGAGTACCCGCATTCCCTGACGGAAATACTTCTCGGTAAACTCGGCAGCGCGGTCAAATGCAACACAGTTGATAAAATCGGCTGTCTGCTGTTCTGCGGAACTGTCCTGGTTCCTGCGGCCCCTTCTGTCCACTGCAAGGGTGTACCTGGCTATAGCCATGGAACGCTCTCCCTGTGAATATCTGACTTCCGGGTCTCTTGTTAATCTTCCCATTACAATGACTCTGTTCATGTTTGTCTCCCTTTCTCCGGCTGCCCCGAAAGACAGCCGGTAACATCAAAAACTTAGGAAATTACGGTGAACTGCGGCAGTTCTGCCAGTTCATACTGCAAATACTCCTTAATTGACTTCATGGCCGCATTCTTCCACGCACCACCATCGGCCTCAAAGATAGCACATTCAACACCATGTCCTTCTGCCTGTCTCATGCGGAATACAAATGCACTTTCCGGTTGTTCTACCTCAATGAATGTCCGGAATGGCCGTAATTTAACCGGATTAGGCACAACGGCATCTCCTACACTTGTAATTCCTGTTTTAATGGTAGCTTTCTGGGTCACTCCATCATCTCCGTACTGGGCGATAGATTCATCCTTGACAGTCCCAGCGAACTGAAGCAACAAAGCGCGGTCATCGTTGTCAATGAATTTCGACTGCAGAGCTATGATTAAACGCTCGTTTCCCATGTAGCGCCCATACTCAAAATCCGGAATCCTGGCCTCTACATCCACCAATTCCTCGCGTTTCCGGTCTGCATCCAGCATTGAGAGTACTCTTACTTTCATAGGAGAAACCACCTGAACCAACATTTTGTCTGCCATAGAATCAACACCAGCTTTCAGATAATCTACCAGGCTGGTAAGAGTATTCATCTGAATGGCAGAAGCACGAAGTTCCTTGTCCACTCTATGTACGACCTTATCGACATACTTTCCACCATTGATATCCAGAACTTCTGCGGTTTTTAAACCAACAACATACTGTAAAGCGTCTCTTGTCATATCCATTTTTCATATCCTCCTTATGCCTGTTTAGCTGTTCTCATATCCAAAACCTTTACCGGAGACTCTTTAATTTCTCCTGTTTCCGGGTCTACAGTTTTTCCATCCACTACAAGTTCCGCCGGATTCTGGGCGCTTGGCTTAAATTCCATCTGTCCACGCATGGTATTTCCATACTCCTGCGCATACACTTTTCCGGTTCTTAAATCTTTTCCGATTGCCATTCTTGTGACCATCGGTTTTACCGGAGCCAGCTTTGTTGTAACGGAAATATCCACCGCCGCGGCATCCCTGTCCTCATTCTGCTCAAATTTAAGTTTGATTGCGATTTCTCGTTTGTTTTTGTATGGAGTGTTGGGATTCTGCATATTCTCAACAACTTCCTCCATCGCTTTTGCAAATACTTCCTGCAGCCCACCGCCTACCAGTTCTTCCAGATTTACTTTTGCCATGATATTTTCCTCCATAGTCAATATGTTTACGGGTTACATTTATTTAATAGGCCTATTAAAATCACATCATAGTTTTGAATGGGATTGCGCCCATGTTGTTTAATTCAGCGACCATTCCGGATTTTCTTCTGGCTCGATGTCGTCATTTTCTTCGCTTTCTGTATTTAGGATAATTTCTACAAATCCACGCTTCAGTACGGACAGGAAGATTTCAAAATCACTGACATTTCTCAAGGAATTAATGTCAATGGCATAATCCCCTCTCAAAATACTCCATGTATTTTCCTTGCTTTTTTTGTACAATTTAATCTGACAATTCAAGTCCTCGTCCTCTTCACATGTGAACTTCACAGTACAGTTATCAAAACTTGACTCAAACCATCCTTTATCTTCATGTTCTACTTCCATACTAGCTGTTACATGCTCGTAGTATGGTTCTCCGTCCTCACAACATGCTTCCAGATTGCTTGTGTCCACATTCTTGGCAACATGCTCACAATACTGCTCAAAAATCTTCGACAGTTCGATTTCTTTGTACTCTGGCTCTTTCAACAGAGACTGGAAATTATCCAAAATCCGTTTGTTATCTGCCAGATTTGTACTATTTACAATCTCGGTAAGAATGGAATCCAACTTTACCATATATTGATTGAAATTGTGTTTTTCAATAACCGGAACCATAACTTCCTTTATTTTGCTTTCGATGACTTCCTTTGCTTCCCCACGATATCCAAACACATTGTCAAGTGCTTCGGATATTCCCTTTTCCAGTTTTTCCCCGATGATTTTCTCAACTGTCCCATCGTTCAGTTTTTCATCAAGGACGCTCATAATTTTCTGTTCAAAATCCATGCCTGGTCTCCACATTTATTCTATTTTACCGTTTTCTTTTTGTTGCTTTAGCACATCATTTAGCGAATATCCCTCTTTGAAGCGGCTATGTCCATTTCTTTTTAAGCTGTTCTTTTTTTGATAAATGCCTTTTGCAAAACTTCAAAATCCGCTCCATTTTGCACCGCTATAACAATGTCTATTCTCAATTCATCCAGTTCTCTCATAGTCTGGCAGACCTTGATTTTTTCTAACAAATCCATACCTTACTCCTTTTCCAAATCATAGAAAACCAGTTCCTCGCCATCCGGCAGCGGACACTCATCATCTTTCCATTTCAGATATTTTACGCTTGTCCAATGCCCCCATGAATCTTCCGTATCAAGTCCGATAATGGTCAGAACCTCATTCGTATAGCAGCGGCTGTCAATTAACAGTCTGTCAGAGCGCCTATTTTTTCTGTTATCAAAATTATCCAGAATGTACTTGCTAAGCTTTCTTGCGTCCCTTAAATCTGTTTGTGACGGCTTATGGTGCAAGGTATAGGTTATTCCGTCTACTTCCTTTAAAACTGCTCTATCTGCCCATCTTGCTGTTTTAACACAGGATGTATAAAGCCAAATCTTACCCTCATATCCGTTCGCCCGGAGGCGATGAATCATTTCCAAAACTCTCGGCGCAAGTAACATCGGCTCTCCTCCGGTGATTACCAGTTCCTCGTATTTCAGTAAATCTGTAAATACAACCTCTAGCACATTCCCGATATGCTCATTACAGCAATTCTCGCAATGTCTGGGGCAGTTGTATGTAACGATTACTCTCGCTCTTTTCTTCACTTATTTTCATCCTCCAATCAACGAATCTAGCACTTGTACTCTACTCTGCACCTTATCCGGCTTCGCAGAACCGCTACCAACAGACTTGTTATAAATCTCGCTCACACTGGTTTGGCTGGAATCGAAGAACTTATACAGAATCTCTTTCAGTTCATCCACCGACTTTCCAGCCCGTAATGCTTTCAGTGCAACATATGTACAGGACACCAGATGGCTTCTAGTCTTAATTTTCTTCAATACACGCTTATCTATCTTTTCTTCAGGATTTAAAAGGTCGCTGACTTCCTTAACATAATCAAGGGCCTGTCCAATTTCCTGTACCTGCTCATCTGTAACCGCCGCTGATTCGATAAGAGGACGAAAGCCTTTTGTCGTGAAGTCCCGGCAATCCGAAAAGCATAATGCCCAGGCTTGCATAGCAACATTTTCGTCATTGTAGCGGCGCTTCCCTGCTTCAGTAATTGCCCCTGCAATCATTTCATGCTTGGCAATTTCCCGGAATTTCAGAATGCTTTTCGCTTTAACTCTTGTCAGTTCTACACTGGTAAGAGGCTTTCCGTTATTAATACGGAAGAACAGTTCTGCAATCTCTTCCTCAGTAATGCCCTCAAAGTAATAGATTGTCAGTGAATAATCCTTTATATTGTCCTGCGCCCACTCTGGAAGTTCTGAAAACTTCAACCTTGAAACGGTTACAGGAAAACCATTTTCATCTATTACTTGCGGAGTATCATCTGATAAAGGAAACTCTCCATCCAGATATCCCTTAATAGAAAGTGACCTCTGCTGACCATCTAAAGCGTCATACTTACCATCATCTTTCCGTGCAAAGTAGAATGGTGGAATCGGATATCCCTCTATCATTGAGTGAATCAGCAAGGATTTTCTGGACATATCCCAAACCGGATTTCTCTGAACTGCACAGTCAAAAGAAACCTGTCCTTTCTCAATCTGGTTCCGCAGCGTTTTACCGCTCCACTGAATGTTTGCTTTTTTCAGCATTTCTTGTTTCCTCCCTAAAATAGCTCTTTCCTTAACTCCGCTTCCAATCCAGCCTCTGCACAGAACACTTTAGCGCGGTTTCCAGCCACTTTTTCGACCTCAGCCAACATTTGCTTGGGGTCTGCATTAAAATGGCTTAAATGGCATAATATGACGTTACGCAAACACGGTGTTTGGTTTTTACGAACAACATCAAGTACCGTTGATAAACTGCTGTGTCCACGCATAACGTGTTCGTAGTTCTGACCCGTGTTCTCCACATCGTCCATATGGTTACACTCAATCAGCATATGGTTTAATCGTTTCTTCCGGAATGTCCACGGAAGATATTCAAAATCTGTAGCAAACAGCAGTTTTCCCATTTCCTCATGTTCAACCAAATATCCATAATTTGGAGTATCATTGTGCGGCACATAAAATGGTGTTACCTTGAATTCTCCCACCTTGAACATTTTCTTTTCCGGGATTCCGTACAACCACCCACTAGACACACAGTCAATTAATCTCTGCGTTTCATCGTTGGTATAAATTTTGATTCCAGCAGAAAGAAAGTCTTTTGCGTATTTGAGATGGTCCTGGTGCCCGTGACTTACCAGGCACCCAACCACTTTCCCAATCTGGAAGTCGATAGTCTTCTTCACATCCAATAATCGGCAACCAGCTTCCAGAAGAAGAATTTCATTCTCAGAAATCAGCGCATAGGCATTTCCCTTACTTCCGCTTCCAATAACTTTTAGTTTCATCCCATTGTACCCACTGCTTTCACACCAACCATAATATCTGGTGGAATTGGCAACTTTCCAGAAAACTGCTCAATCGGCTTCCAGAGGTGCAGGCAGTTTTTCATATTGTTTACATAGTTCGTCTTCGCGGGATGATACTGGATAACTGTTTCGTCCTCATTCCAGAACACATCTTTCAGTAAACACATTTCATTCCAATCTGGCGTTCTATTCTTGGGGCAGATACTTACATGTTCCCAGCCACCGGCATAACTCCAGATTACAGTTGCGCTTTTAAGTGTTCCTTTTGTAAAAACCCCACATCCACCATCAAAACCTAAATGTGTAATTTGGATATCATGTGCTCCTAAACACTTCTGCAAATCTCTCGCTTTCTTCATTCCTCCACCTCAATTTCATCATCTGTTGGAAACTGGAATATCCGTGGAAGCATATGTACATCAATGTCTCCAGCATTAGCAGGCTTAACAAATACTCCCGCGATAGAGTTTATCAGTGCTTTCATGCTTTCTTCATCGAGTTTGGCATTCCTGTCAATTACCAAACTTGGCATAATTCCGGTGTATGCCTTATGAAGCATCTCCATGGCTTTTTCTGCCTTTTCAGGCGTTTCATACTGCGCCATCAGCGTCCCTTTTCCAGTGTCGCCGACCATGTTCATGCGAATCATTCCACCAGCTAAGTGAAAAGCCGTCATTTCATAAGGAACATCAATAGCACCATTCTGCGATATTACCCTCATACCTCGACCTCCTCGTCACTCGGCATCTCAAAGATTCCGAACATCTGGTCTGCCACATACTCGTCAAACAAATCTCTTGGCTTCGATTCGGGAATTAAGTTCAACAACAAATTCATGCTGTAACTGTCCAGAATCCAGTCCAGAACCTTTTGTGCCTTATTTTCAGAAGAATATATCCCAAGCTCCACTTGGCTAATGTGCTCGGAATCTACTTCCAATACTGCATAAATCTTAAAGTCACTTTCATTCGGATAGCCAATGCAAATGCCATTGTATTTGTCAAAGTTGACTATTTGTTTTCCGCTCTGGCTTTTAATCAACACCGAAGAACACCTCTCTCATTGAGAACACTCGCCTGCCCTTTTTTAGCCGTTCTCGGTTTTCTTTTGCTCTCTGCTCGCTGTCACAAATAAATTGACGACAGATTTCCGGCCTAACTTCATAAATCGTGCAGATTTTCTTTCCATTGTCACGGAAAGGACATGTCATATCCAATACCGGCTTCGCCACCGGGATAAGGTGTTTGCTTTCCTTTATCCCGTTCTGGCGAACATACTTGTGAATCCTACGGATTTCATCATCTGACAGAGGGAGAATATCTGAACAACAATTTCCGCACTTGGAGCATTTTCCATCAACCGTGTAATTGTAGAGGTTATCTTCCATACCTTTCGCAATTGCCGCTAATGCCGACATACACTCCATGGACTATCCCTCCATCCAGCTTTTATCCACTACAGGAGCTGTTTTTTTCTGCTTCTGGCTTGCTGTCACATCTGCCATAGTCTTAGGCGGTTCCTTCTGCCCAATGGAGGACGGCTGTTCTGGCTCCATAGGAAACTCCTGGGCATTAGCATTGTAAGTGATTTCCTCCTGAACCTGCTGATACACAACATCGTCAAGCTGCCTGTATTCCTGTGCCGCTACTGGATTTCCAAAGTCTTTCGGAATCTTTTTCATGACGTTGTTACGCATTTTTCGGATAATCATACTTTCTCTAGACTGTGGTTCTGTCCATGCTGGAGAAAGATAAGGCTGCAATTCCGGGCAATCCAAAATCTTATCCAAATCATTCAGTTCCTTTGCTTTGTCCATGATTTCCTTTTTCTTTTCGGAAATCTGTTTTTTTTGTGCAGGTGTGGCATCATACCGATTTTCACAAACTCCAAAGGTTTCATTCATCAGATTGTTTGAAAGATGTGCATATAAGTTTTTCAGTACATCATCACGTTCCCCAAAATGAAACTCGGTATGACCATCGGCATATTCAATAGGGTAAACCACCCTCACAACTTCGCCTTTCCCAGTTGGCTCCCATTCTGGCGGCTCTACTTCGATACCTTTTCTTTTTCCATAAGAAAAACTATCGCCAGACCGGACAAGCCAATATGGGTGCACCATCTTAACCCCCCTGCCAAATTTAGCAGTTAAAGCATCATTCCCATCACCTTCAAGGCCCATTTCAATTTGTTTTTCCCAAACTGCCTTCTGACCTTTTTTTGCTGTATTTACACTGCGTACCTGAAAGTAGCACTCTCTGGGAACTGCATTAGTATTGAGTTTAAGTGCGGCAACGGTCAACAACGTGCTCTGCAAATTTGCCGGGTTGATATCATTGGGAGTAAGTCCCTGATTATGTATCAAACTGTAAATACACCCCATTGCCGCAATTACACACTGTTTGGAATATTCGTCAAAGGTCACGCCACGTTCCTCCAGCATTTGCCGCGTAGATTCTACACAGGCATTTGTAACCGTTGCAATCTCACTCCTAAATGCAACTGTAGCTGGCTTAACCGGTGGCTGTACTGTAGTTGAATCCTGTTTATTCTCTGTCTGCTTTACTGCCATGATTATCTATCCCCTTCCATATTCTTCAAACAATACGCCCATATCGGCCAGGATTTCATAAAATTTATTTTCAAGGGTTGCTCTATTTTGCATTCCAACCTGCTCGTCCTCTTCATCTGTGGATTTGGGTTCTACACAGAACCCTTTTTTCTTCAAGCAGTCCGGACAAATATCAACGGTGATTCCGTTATACCCAACGCCCTTCATCCTTATACCGTCTGACTTAATTGTTATTTTCGCCAAATCATCTTTGCTCTTACTCTGCTTGCAAATATCACAAGTAAATACCGTTGTTTGTGCCATAACTATCTGTCCCCTTTCTGCCCCATTCGGAACATCTGCTTAAAAGTGTCCAACCAGTTCCCCTGCTTATGTGCCATCTTATTGTAATGATGGCTGTTAGCCAAACGTTCTGACGCGACTGCCACGCTCCCCATAACCTTCCGATTCTGCTGATAACTCCGATGACTTCTCTGTTTATGCTTTAATGCTGTTGCCATGATTACTTGTCCTCCTTCTTTTCCATTAAATATGTTGCTTCCATATCGGAATATTTCCAATGATATCCTCCGCAACTCTTTAATTTTCTCTTGCAACATTTTGTTATTGTCGAACTATCCAGTCCCAATTCTAATGATACTTTTCTCGCACTTTCCCATGTTTTAATGTACCTTCCATCTAAAGTTAGTTGAACAACACTCTTAATGATTGGAGAGGTTACATGTCCTATTTTTACAGCATGTTTCATATTTTCACTAGGCGTCACCCATTCAAGATTACAAATAGAGTTATCTTCCGTATTACCATTGATATGATTTACCTCTCGTTTTTTTAAAGGATTGGGAATAAAAGCAAGCGCAACAAGCCTATGGACAGAAACTGTTTTTTCCTTTCCTTTTGTACACAGTTTAACCTTGAAGTACGCTCTCCCATCTTTAAATTGTTTCAAAATTCTTGTCATATCTTTTTGCCGATATTTTAGACTTCTCACACGTCCCAAACTACTTACCTGATACAGTCCTTCATATCCGGGAATATCTCTCCATGTCTCCAATTTATTCTTCACCCGCTTTATCTTCGGCTTCTATTCCCACAATGGACTTCACTTTATCAGCAAACGCCGCAACTTCTTCCTCTGGCACATCGACTTCGGTCACGATACCCTTTGCAGAACTGTTAATCTGCACCTTGTCGCCAACCTTGACCAGAACATCGGAACGATATGTATATGCCCTGCCAGATGGCTTGTCTCCCTTCAAAAACTGCACTTTAATCAACATTGCTAAACTCCTTCCACATTTTCTTTATATACTTCCACTGCCTTTTCAAGAATTTCTCAATCTCTGGCATATCTGAATCCTTGATGTTTCTTACCTGTACAGGACTAAAAATTCCCTTACGTTGTAATAAGAAGAATAACCATAAATCTTTTGCACCACTGTCTTCGTTCTGCGTAATATCGAATCTAACACAGTAATTAAGGTCGGAATCAATTCCTAATGAATTATCTCCTATTCCCAGCCATTCTTCCTTGAAATCTGACCAGCTATCATATTCGCTTCTTCCAAAATTATCGGAACCGCCAACGTAGTAGTTGCTTTTACTGCAATAGTATGGGTGATTCGTAACGTTCAGCTTCATAAGTTAATTCTCCTTATGTTTTCTTCTGCACCAACCGTAATCATCTGTCTGGGTTGAAAAATCCACCAATATTATTCTAGGTTCCTCTTTCATACAGGCGAAATCCCCCTCGCAAATATATACGCACTCGTCACAGTCCTCACATTTTTTCATTACTATGCTCCTTTATAATCTTTATTGGATGTCCCAACGCCTTTTCAATTTCTGAAATGGTCATTTCACATGGTTCTTGAGGCTTTGACTTTTTCATAAAATCCGCAATTTTTTCTAAAGCATCAATATCTTCTGGTGTCAACCTCTTGGCCGCCTCAATGAAAATCTTAATGGCATGTAACATTTCAATAACCCGGTATTCGCTCTCCAAATCTCTCATAACTTCTCCCTTGCATCTAATTTGCTAATCTGTTTTTCTGCATCGACAGCAATCAATATAGCTGTATTTGCTTTGATATCAGAAAACCCATATTCTTCAATAAGAATTTTTCTAACAGACCAAATTAACGTTGATAGTGTAAAGAGAAGTGTTAAGGGCGTCACTTTATCTTCTATGTCATTCCTTTTCAATTCTGAAATCCTCGTCATTGGAAACCGACAGCATAATCATCTGGGTATCAATCTCTGGCATATTGCCCTCTGATACCTTTTCAGCGTTATCTATAATTACTGGGGCGCTGACTCCGATAATGCCAGATAAAACGTTGATAACTTCAAGCCCCATAATCAGCTTCTCTGCTCCGCTGGTCGTGTTATCTCCATAAGGGGAACCATCCTTTGTATAAACATCACATACACGCTCTACGCCGCCATTCTTCTGCTGGCGGAATAACTGGAACCGTACATTTTCAAAGTGCTTGTTTACCTCTTCGGTCAAATAATTGTCCTTGGCTGTTTGAAACTCTTCGCACATCATCAAAATCCGCTCCTGGTCGGCAATCAGCTGAACCTTATCCTTAAACTGCTTTTCCAGTTCTGCCACACGGTCTTTGGCTTCATCGGACTTGTCCACAGCGGCAAACTTCTGGTTGACCTCGGCAAGCTGTGTCTCCCATTCAGTTTTTTCGTCTCTCAACTGTGTACGGTAATCAGCGCCGGTATTCATATTCCGCAGGGCTTCCTCTTTTGCCTGGATTTCCATACACAGGGCTTCATATTCCTGATTATTCGATAAGTCTACCTGCTCCGGCAGCGCCGCCAGTTCTTCCATTGCTTTTGTCTTATCTGCATTTGCAGTAATCTTGTCTGCTTTTGCTGATTCCAAGAAATTTTTAGCAGTCTCTAAATCTTCTTTTGCTTTGTTGATTTTCTCAACACAAGCTTTTCCCTCCTGGCAGATTTTGTCCAATAATTCGCTCTGGTCTGCTTCAAATTTCCCCTTATCAGCCTCGTATTTCTCCCAATGTAGCTTTTTGTCCTTTTCAAAGCATTCAATCTTCCTCTGTTTTAATTCTTCTGGTAAATCCTGTCCGCAGGTGGGGCAAACCAGCGCATCAGAGGATAGTGGTTCTGGTTCCACATATTCCGAAAAAGTTTTCGCTTCCTCAGTCTCAACCTTTTTTGCAAGTTCAGCCCGAAGCGTTTTGTTACTCTCAACAATGCGATTCAACCGCTGAATTTCCAATTCTCCTATTTTCTGATGCTGTATGGCTTTACGTAAATCATCTTCTGCTTCGTCAATCCGCTTTTGGATATCACGCTTCTGCTGTACTAACGACTCATTTGCAATTCGTTCTGTTTCAGATTTCTTCATCTTTAATTCAATAATGTTTTTGGACTTCTCGTCATACTCTGTGACTGCGGCTGTGGAATCCTCGATTTTCTGGTCAATCTCGGCAATCTTCTCGTTGATTACATTCCGCTGTAGTTCCATATCAGAAACATCAATATCAACAATATCCTTTCTTCTCTCGTTGATAAATGCCGAAATCTGGTCACGCTCTTTGGTCATATCCGAAATCGAGCGCTTGGAAGTGGCCTTTACCTCTTCCAGTTTCTTTCCATCCCGAACAAATTTCAGAAGTTCATCGAATCCGCCAGCTTCCATCAGAATCTGTTCCTCGGTCACATTGGCAATTAGGGAAAGAATTAAATCCAACTTTTCCTGTTTCGATAGCCGGAAGAATGCGGTCGGGTCCGTAATCAACATGAAGTTCTTTTCTGATACAATATCTGTAATACGACGCTTGAACTCTGTTTCGGATATTTCCACATTGTTCCATGCATAAATGTTCTTATCTCCCTCATGGACTTCTGTTGTTGTTCCGCGCTTCCGTACCCAGTTCTGCCTCTGAGTCTTTCTAAGAACAACTTCAACGCCGTCTACCAATAGCACCAACTCCGCAACCACATCCACATGGTCAACATCAATGCCCAGGGAATCATACGGCCTGGGATGAAATTCTTTTCCCTCGCTCTTCCCTGTGCTAGACTTTCCAAACAAGACCCAGAATATTCCATCCGCCATGCTAGACTTTCCTGTCCGATTCATAGCAAAAATCTGCGTTTTTTTCTCACCGAACTCGACAGTCCGATTTAATTTTTTAAAATTTTCAAAACTGACCGAAACCAGTTTAATCACTTTCATCTTGCAATCTCCTTTAAAATCCCTTATACTAAGGGTGTGCTAAACTATTTGTCCATGGGCCTCTCGCGGTTGCCGCCGCTGGGGTCCTTTTTCATTTCTTCCAATATCTCATTACTCGCTGCCTCAGCCCCCGCCTCAATTCTATCTGCGTTACCGGTCATAACAACACCGGACTGGACCATGGCCTGTATGATGATAGCTTTAATAACTTGACTCTGTATTATCCTCACCTCCGCTCCGGGCATACGCCCTCTCCGATCTCCAACTTCTCTATCTTTTGGAACGCCGCGTCAATCGCTCTCTGGTAATCCTCTTCCAGGTATGCAGGGATACTCACTGCCTGCTCGTCCAACAGCTCCATCATAATCCGGATCTTTCGTTCTCTTGTCATCTCGCTTCACCTCCCATTAAAGTCTCACGCCCATGGCCAGCGCCATGACCACTGTTGCTGCAACCACCATTCCGAACATCCAAAAAGTTGCTATGATAATCCATCTCGCTACCGTCATTAGGGGATGCTCGTCCCATTCGTCATCGCATCTCAATTTCGTACACCGCCCCTCTGTCGTATACTACACGGATTTTGTCACCATTGATGTCCGTCACTATGGCCTCATGTGCGTTAACTGTTTCCATGTGGCCATCCAGGCCCGGGTAAACTGTTTCCAGGTACTGATGGATACGGTGCTCCGCAAATGTTTTAGCTCTCATTGGCTTGTCTCTCCTTTCTATGCTTGTCCTCCATGGCCGCCCTTAGGCGGTGTCCTCCTGCTTTTGAATTCTTTCATCACGGAACTGTTCCAAGAACCTGTAGAACATTTCAGTATTCTCGTTTCTCTCTACCTTAATGTCCTCCGGGTTCGTATAAACTTTCCCGTCATAGGTTGTTATGATTACGTTTGCCATATCACCACCCCTCTCTGGTTGATTGTATGCTGTTACGGTTGTACTTCTTGCGTTGTCCGCCTTATCTTTTTCCTCCCCCTGCCCTATACTTTACTTACAGGCGTTGCCGCGCCGAGTATTTAGTGAAGGAAATATTATTATGGAATTAACAAAAGAAAATTTAACTTTTGCTCTATCACTTATTGGCACGCTTGGTACTATTTCTGGCTGGTGTTACTATTGGATAACCTCTCACAAAAATACACATCCCTCTCACATCTTCCTATTCACTTGCCAATATTCCGAGATTAACTCGTCTTTCTATCCTTAATGTCAGTACCACTCTTGGTCACACTAGGAATTAAGCCACACATCAGGCCAAACACCTTATTTTGACCAGCTTCATCCAGCATGGGAGCCATAATAAGGATATTTTTTAATGTGTCATCCGTTAATTGGATAGAGTTAATGTCCTGCATAGTTTCTCACCTCGCTTTCCCAAAATATGCTATAATTTTTTTATTAACTTTAAAGGAGGACTAGCCAATGCCCAACATACCTAACAATACTGATTGGAGCGCTACTGCTGCCTGGATTGCTTTGGCAATTTCTATCATCACTCCAACCATCTCGCTACTTCTTAACAATATTCATCAGCTCAAACTTAAACAACTCGAACTACAACATGAAACATCCACTGATTATTACAAACAATGCAAAGAAACATACGAAAATTTCATTACGCAAGCTTCATCACATCTCTACTCATTAGGTGGAAACCAAATTGATTATGAACGTGCTTACCAAAAACTATTTCTTTATATTCCGAAGGAACACTGGCCTGTACTTAGAACTTTAAATAAAGAACTAAAAATACATTCCAAAAATAAAGAAGCAACTTGTCCAACATATGATTTGGTTATCGAAATATTGGGAGATTTACTGCAAAAACAGCAAAAACAAATCCCAGTAGGATATTCCACAGCAGTAGGACGAATTTTCCAGCACTTTTCTCAAGCGTTCCGTAAAAAAAGGAAGTCAGATTAAAAAGTGTTGTAATAATAAAAATTGGGATTATATTCCATTGATTTATTTTTATTACCTCCTAATATATAAGTGTAAGGTTTCAGTACCCAACAGCCAGTTAGGTATCATCTTCTTTCACCTCGTTTCTATTTGTTTGTTAAGGACATTATATACCATTATTTTGTCCTTGTCAATCAAATATTTCACATTTTTGTCCTTTACAAGCATTTTTATTTATGGTATAATTTACTTGTACACGAAAGGAGAAAAAGCATGAATATATATGAACGAATACGGTTTTTGCGCAAAGAGATTCTGCATAAGACACAAGAAGAATTTTCTGAATCCATTAAGATATCACGCTCAAATCTCGGAAATATAGAAACCGGAAAGGTTGCCGTTACAAATAGAGTAATATCTGATATCTGCAATTCGTTTCATATCAATGAAACTTGGCTTCGCACAGGTGAAGGCGGAGACGATAACATATTTACTCAAATATCTGCTGATGACAGATTTTCGCTTAATTTAGGAAAACTGAGCACAACTGAAAATGAATTTATAAGAAATGGCATAAACTTATTAGCAGAAACGGACCCAGAGAAATTGAAAATTTTAGAAAATTTCATGAAAGCATGGCTAGGAATAAAATGACAAAGGCACCTCAACGGGTGCCTCCTTGTAGGGCAAGGATAAAAAGGTAAATTCTTCTAAGTAAGGCATTGTTATCAATTTCCTTAGCCTTTTCAGCAATAGCATTCCAGTATTCTTGATTACTCATATGTATGTACCATCCTTTCCCATAGTCATATTATTGACTATCTTATGCAATAAGTACGCAGTAATTTTCTTTTTTACCTGCTGTTTCCACATTTGTCCGGTATAACGGACAAATATTGACAAGTGTCTATTATGTACCCCCGTTTAGGGGGTTATGCGGATTGAAAACAGGTCGGCTGGTGTAACACCCAATGCAAGGGAAAGGAGGCATATGGTGTGTATCGTGGGATTGGCCTTGCCATCTTCAATTTGATTAATTTGGGTTTTACTCACCCCAGATAGTTCCGCAAGACCACGGTCTGTAAGACCCGCTTTGGCCCGGAACTGGTACAGGTGATACTCAATTCTAAATTTAGGAACCATTTTGTGTATACCTCCATACGGACAGTATCCGCAGTAGCAGTGAATGATATACACAAACTTATGTTCTTATTTATTATAGCAGAACACATGTTCTTATTCAAGCATTAGACTATGAAAAATACTATTTCATAAGGAGGCAACATCATGAAATTTGGAATGCGTAAAATCAGCCCAATGAAATCGCTAAAGGCCAGGACCACCGGACGAGCAAAAAGAACGGTAAAAAAAGCATTAATCCCCGGCTATGGAAAAAAGGGGGTGGGGTGGATAAAGAATCCTAAAAAGGCCGCATATAATAAAGTATATAAAAAGACTTCATAAAACTTTCAGGCACAGAAACCCACTTCCTTTAGGTAGTAGAAAGGAGTACAATTTTATGGAACAACTTACCATAACTGCTAAAATTCAAGTTTTAACTGATACCGACAGTAAATCCTTATTGGATAATACTATGTCTGCGTATTCAAGTGCCTGTAATTATGTAGCAGATTATATTTTTCGTACTCATGACTTGAAACAGTTTTCCTTAAACAAAGCATTATATTCTTCTCTTAGAGAATTATTTGGTTTAAAATCACAAATGGCTCAATCTGTTTTAAAAACAGTTATTGCACGATATAAGACTATTCTTGAAAATCAAAATGAATGGATAAAGCCTAATTTTAAACATCCAGAATATGATCTTGTATGGAACAGAGATTATTCACTTACGAACAACTGTTTTTCTGTAAATACCTTAAAAGGTAGAATAAAATTACCTTATTTTTCTAAAGGGATGGAACAATACTTTTCTTCCGATATTTACAAATTTGGTACTGCTAAACTTGTAAATAAGCATGGAAAATATTTCTTACATATTCCTGTTACCTACGAAGTTGAAGAAAGTAATCTTTCTAATATTTGTAATGTAGTAGGTATTGACAGAGGTATTAACTTTATTGTTGCCACCTATGACAATAAGCATAAATCAGGCTTTGTAAGTGGCAAGCAGGTTAAACAGAAAAGAGCAAATTATTCCAAACTGCGTAAAGAGTTACAAATGCGTCAGACACCATCTTCAAGACGAAGATTAAAAGCTATTGGTAGTAGAGAAAACCGTTGGATGCAGGATATTAACCATCAGGTATCAAAGGCACTCGTGCAAAACAATCCAAAGCATACTCTCTTTGTTTTAGAGGATTTAAGTGGTGTTCGTAACTCTACAGAAAAAATCCGTCTTAAAGACAGATATGTTTCTGTATCATGGTCTTTTTACGACTTGGAGCAAAAACTGATTTATAAATCAAAACAGAACCAATCGACAGTTATAAAAGTCAATCCGGCATATACAAGCCAGACCTGTCCTTGTTGTGGACACATCGAAAAAACTAATCGTAACAAAAAATTACATTTGTTTACGTGTAAAAACTGTGGCTACAAATCAAATGATGATCGTATTGGAGCTATGAACCTGTATCGTATGGGAATAAACTATCTTGAAGATAGTCAAGTACCTAATACAGTTACAGTTGAGTAAAACTCTGCTGTAAAGGGTGCTGTCAATCACCCTGTGATGTAACGTCACTTTGGTAGCAATACCAAACGACTAAAGGTAGGAGATTTCTAATCGCTCGGACTACTGGACAGTTACAAGCCCATTCCCTTTAGGGGATGGGTAGTTGACTTAGTCTTTTTGATTTATTTAAATAACGCAAGAGCCCCTGTGCAGCAAACACAGGGGCCCAGCCTTACCAAGGGTGTCACGGTTCCCCAGATAAGAAATGTTGAGTACAAGACATAGTATATCATCTTTCCGGGCACCAGGCAACCGTATGTGTAATTTTACGTTAACCAAAGAGTATAGTTAAGTATTAAGGAGAGATGAATATGATTAAAGGCGCATGTTATGTCCGCGTATCAACGGACAATCAGTTAGAAAACTACAGCATTGAAGAACAGACTGACCGATTGAAAGCATACTGTAAAGCAAAAGATATTCAGATAGTCAAGATATATACTGACGGAGGTTATTCCGGCGGAAACATTAATAGGCCTGCTCTGCAACAGATGCTCCAAGACATCGGCAAAGGATTGATAGACTCTGTTATTGTCTACAAGCTTGACCGCTTGTCCCGAAGCCAAAAGGATACCCTCATGCTGATTGAGGATTGTTTCCTGGCCAAGAATGTAGACTTCGTTTCTGTGAATGAGAATTTTGACACCTCCACTCCCTTTGGCCGGGCCATGATTGGAATACTGTCTGTCTTTGCCCAGCTGGAGAAAGACCAGATTACGGAACGTTTTACAATGGGACGCATCGGCAGGGCCAAGAATGGGTATTTTCATGGAGGCGGTAATGCGCCGACCGGATATGATTATATTGACGGAGAACTTATAATAAATGATTATGAGGCTTTGCAGGTCAAAGATTTGTATAATCGGTTCTTAAAGGGGTATTCAATCCATAACTGTTGGCAGTATATGCATCAAAAATATGGGGGATGGAGCAATGAGGTCTCAGTACGGAATGTCCTTAAAAATGAACTGTATATTGGAAAGGTGAAGTTTAAAGGAGTTGCCTATCAAGGCAATCATCAACCAATCATATCCGAAGAAATATTTCGGCAGGTGCAGGACCTGTTTAACAGCTCCAGGAGGACATCTGATACCTTCAAGCGTTCTCCATTTAAGGCGAACACTCTTCTTTCCAGCCTCGTGTATTGTGGTAAGTGTGGGGCACGGTTCCATGGTGAGCATGGTAACTATTCCTGCTATAGCCGTACTAAGGGAGATAAAAAGTATATTGTTGACCCAAATTGCAAAAATAAAAAATGGAAAATAGAAGAACTAAATAAACTGGTACTGGATTACATAACGCGTTTAGACTTTTCCAAATTACAGAATAGCCATCCTGCCCCAGTTCCAGTCACTGACTATTCACTTCGTTTAACCGAGATTGATAAGCAGATTGAAAAGCTGATAGACCTATATCAAGTTAGTGGCATTCCGCTTGAGTCCATACAGAAAAAGATGGATGCACTTACTAAAGAGAAAGAGGCGCTATTGAATGTATCAAAACCCAAAAATGTGCCTATAACAACACTTACTGAAATGATAACCGCGAGAGATACATTGATGTCTCTTGCTGATACAGGAAGTCTGGATGAAAAAAGAGCCTGCCTAACTATGATTATAGACCGTATCACAATTGATGATGATAATGTCAATATCAAACTAAAACATCTATGA